TACAAAACATAAAAACAAACTAACAAATAGGAGTATAAAATGTCAGTACAAAAAAAACAAAAAGCAACAAAGTTAAACGTTGCACAATCTCAAAAGCTTTTCAAAGCGTGTGAGATTAATAACCTAAGAAAGTCATATAATAAATTATGGCTTAACGTAAAGGATGAAACACTTCCAATAGTTGAAAACCTTGGAGGATTCACAGTCGGTAAGTATAAAGGTTGCGAATTCAGTCTAGAAATTCTTAAAAAGAATACGACTAGATTTGACGTTAAATCTTTCAAAGAGAAACATCCAGAAATTTACGATCAATTTCTAGTCGGTGGTGAGTCGGTTGAACTTAAAACAAACTATAAGAAATAATATGAATATAGCATTACATATTATTTTAATCTTAATTAGTTTCGCAATTGCTTTTTTGGGTGTTGTGGTTCTTTTTAGGGTTGACGTTCTCATCGGTTGCACACTTGCAATCGGTGGGATTGTTTTAGCAATTAAGACAATGGAGGTTTAAACATGGCTCGATTATCATATAAAGGGTGGTTTATTAATTGTAAACCACTCAAAGACAATGATGGCAATTGGCAATTGGAACTTGAAAAAGGTGAAATATTGCACACGTTTACGATGTCTAAATCGATGACATTATCATCGGTTGAAAGTTTCGCATATGATCGGATCGATGAATATGTCGAGGACTTAAAAAAATCTTAATCTTTAAACACACGCCCCACACGTGGGGCGTGTGGCTCCCATCAATAGAGGTACCAATCAAAATTCAAAAATAGAAATTTTTTTATTTCTATTTTTTTAGGATTTTTTTTGTGTATTTTACTAACTTTACCTTTACTTGCTATGACAGATAGAAGTACAAAAGCCTTAAATGAAAGGGTTTCTTTTTTGGGGACCCAAGGGTATAGTAAATATATATGACTAATACAGATTTGATGACCACCGATCAGCTACGAAAGAGGCTCGAAAAAGTGTGGCTTCAACATATAAAATTATGTCAAGATAACTTCTTGTATTTTGTAAAGAATGTTTGGCCAGATTTTATTTGTAGAACTGATAGTGATCCAGATAAGTGGGGACATCATCAACACATAGCACATGAGTTTACAAAAATTGCTAAACACAAAAAAGGAAGGCTTATTGTAAATATGCCTCCAAGACATACTAAATCAGAATTTGCATCGATATACTTTCCAGCTTGGATGATAGGAAAGAACCCTAAAATGAAATTAATGCAAGTATCTCACAACGCAGAACTTTCAGGAAGATTTGGTGCTAAGGTAAGAAATTTAATTGATAGTCCAGAGTATAAACAAATCTTTGGAGATGTTAAACTAAGAGAAGATAGTAAAGCAAAAGGACGTTGGGAGACCAATCAAGGTGGGGAATACTTTGCAGCGGGTGTTGGCGGTTCTATCACAGGACGAGGGGCGGACTTACTTATTATCGATGATCCACATACTGAACAAGACTCACTATCCGATAGTGCGATGGAGAGAACTTATGATTGGTATCTATCTGGACCTAGACAACGTTTACAACCGGGAGGCTCTATTGTTCTTGTAATGACAAGATGGGCTCAAGATGATTTGACTGGTCGATTAATAAAATCAGAAAATGAACCTAAGGCAGACAAGTGGGAAAAAATTTCTTTTCCAGCTTTAATTGGTGAAGATGAAAACGCACAACCAGTTTGGCCAGAGTATTGGGAACTAGATGAATTAGAAAAAGTTAAAGCGTCAATATCAATTAGAAATTGGTCTGCACAATACATGCAGAATCCAACATCTGAAGAGGGAGCAATCTTAAAAAGAGACTGGTGGGTTCCGTGGGCCAAGGACATTCCGACTTTAAAACATGTTATACAATCTTACGACACGGCATTCAGTAAAAAAGAAACTGCCGATTATTCTGCTATCACCACATGGGGAATATTCACGCCTCACGAATCTAAATCAGATGCTATTATGTTAATTGATGCAATTAAAGGTAAGTACGATTTTCCAGAATTAAAAATGGTAGCCTTAGATCAATACAAATACTGGCAACCAGAAACAGTTATTATCGAAGCCAAAGCTTCAGGACAAAGTTTATTACAAGAATTTCGTAGAATGGGTATACCCGTTATGGATTACACACCTGGAAGAGGACAAGATAAACATTCAAGAGTAAATGCATGTGCTCCAATATTTGAAGCTGGACAAGTTTATTATCCAAGAGATGAACATTGGGCAGAAGAAGTAATAGAAGAATGTGCTGCGTTTCCTCATGGAGAGTATGACGATTATGTGGACAGTACCACACAAGCTATGTTAAGATACCGACAAGGTTCTTTTATAAAGACTTATTCTGACGAGGATGAGGTACAAAGTATGAAAGAAAAAAAATATATATATTATTAAAGGAGAAGACATGTCAAAAAGATCAAGAAAAAGAAATGTGATGTTGGCTGCTATGGTTGGATTAGCAGGTGCATCTAAATTAGGTTTGTTAGGTAAATCCCCTATTGGTAAATCAGATGTTTATAGTAAAGCTCAAAAAGCTAGAAAAGCAGTAACGAAAACTGGATTTTTAGATAATGCAAAAACATCAGCAAAAGTTTTAGGAGATGAATCATTAACAGTATTAAATCCAAGAACAAGAATAGGTCAACTTAATAGATCAAAATTAATGAAAGCTAGAACTTCAGATAATCCTGTAACACAAACTTTAAAAAAAAGAAGAAGTAATAGAATTGGTTTTAACAGATCAAAAGGTGGTACAATGGTTAAAGCTCGTGGCGGTGGAATGGCTATGGGTGGTATGAAACCTACAAAACTTTATTAATGGCTGAAATCGAAAAAGCAATTGTTGAGGAGACAGAAACTCCTGAGACAGAAGAAATCGATGTTGAATTAGAATCAGAAGATACTGGCCAAACAACAGTCGAAGAAGCTGTAAATGAAACTGAAGCATTCTTTAGCAATCTTGCCGAAGACATGTCCGATGAGGTATTGCAGAGAATGTCAAATCAATTGCTTGACGATTATAAAAAAGATAGAGTCTCAAGAAAAGATTGGGAAACAAGTTATACAAATAATCTAGATTTATTAGGACTCAACCAAAGAGAAATGACAAGACCATTTAGAGGGTCAGCTTCTGTTACTCATCCGTTGTTATCAGAAGCAGTCACACAGTTTCAAGCACAAGCTTATAAAGAATTATTACCATCATCGGGACCAGTAAAAACTAGAGTTCTCGGTGTAGAAGATAATGAAAAAATGAATCAAGCACAAAGAGTTCAAGATTTCATGAATTACATGATTACTGAAGAGATGGAAGAATATACTCCAGAGTTTGATCAATTATTATTTTATCTAGCATTAGCAGGTTCAGCATTTAAAAAAGTTTATTATGATGAAGTTATGCAAAGAGCTGTATCTAAATTTATTCCAGCAGAAGATTTAGTAGTCCCATATTATGCAACGGATTTAATGGATTGTGAAAGAATTACTCATGTAATTAAAATGGGAGAGAATGAAATTTTAAAAAAACAACAAGCAGGATTTTATAGAGATGTAGAATTAAAACCTACTTCTAAGGGTCCATCTGAAATTGAAAAAAAATATCAAGAGTTAGAGGGAATAACACCAGGTGGTGATAAACAATATTCTTTTTCTATTTTAGAGATGCACGTTGATTGTAATTTAGAAGAGTTTGAAATGCAAAACCCTGAAAAACAAGTTAAGGTTCCTTACATTGTTACAATTGATGAAGGCTCTGGACAAATTTTATCTATCTATCGTAACTATGACATGAACGATGAAACTAAAAAAAGAAAAGAATACTTTGTACATTTTAAATTTTTACCTGGTTTAGGTTTTTATGGGTTTGGTTTAACTCATATGATAGGTGGTTTAAGTAGAACAGCTACACAATCACTTAGACAATTACTTGATGCAGGTACATTATCTAATTTACCAGCTGGATTTAAGTCTAGAGGTATACGAATTAGAGATGATGACCAACCATTTCAGCCAGGAGAGTTTAGAGATGTAGATGCACCGGGTGGAAACATCAAAGATCAGTTTCAAATTTTACCATTTAAAGAACCATCAGCTACATTATACCAACTAATGGGCTTTGTTGTACAAGCTGGACAGAAGTTTGCAGCTATAACTAACATGGATACTGGTAATGACATGCAAAATAGAGCTGTTGGTACTACTGTTTCGTTGTTGGAACGTGGTTCGAGAGTCATGAGTGCTATACACAAGAGATGTTATTACTCAATGAGAAGAGAATTTAGACTTTTATCAAAAGTTTTTGCTACATATTTACCACCAATCTACCCATATTCAGTATATGGTGCCGATCAAGCAGTAAAACAGACAGATTTTGATGATAGAGTAGATGTTATTCCTGTTGCCGACCCTAATATCATGAGTATGGCACAAAGAGTAACGTTAGCTAACGAAAATTTAAAGATTGCTATGTCAAATCCTATGATGCACAACTTAAGAGAAGCATATCGTAGAGTATATGAAGCATTAGGTACACAAGATATCGATCAATTGCTTATACCTCAAGAAAAACCAGTACCAAAAGACCCAGCAACAGAGAATATGGAAGCAATTATGCAAAAACCATTAAGAGCTTTTCCAACACAAGATCATAAGGCGCATATTGCAGCCCATAGAGCTTTTATGTCTACAAGAATGGTACAAATTAATCCACAAGTTTATGCCGCATTACAAGCACACATATCTGAACACGTTTCTATGTTAGCTCAAGGCGAAGTAGGAGCAATAATTCAAGATGATCCAATGATGCAACAAATGTTACAATCAGATCCTCAAGGTGCAGAGATTAGAGTATCTGCCATGATAGCTCAAAGAGTTGCAGAGCTTACAACTGAACTTGCACAATCAGAAGCTATGGGTCAAAAACAAGATCCTCTTGTTATGTTAAAGCAAAGAGAACTAGATTTAAAAGCTTTAGACTTACAAAGAAAAGCAGAGCAAGATATGAATTCAAATGAGATAAGAGAAAACGAAATTGATGAAAGATTAGATATTGAAAAAATGAAATTAGAAAATAATGAAGATCAAGCGGCAGAAAGAATTAGAATAGCTGATGAAAAACTTGATATCGCAAGGAGTAAGAAAAAATAATGAAAAAACCAAAAGGTTATAGAGGTGGTGATGCTGCAAAATCTGATAGAGCTTCAGGTCGAAACGCAGGTAGAGCTGATGAAAGAGGTGCTGTAGATCGAAGTGCAGTAGGTCCAGGATCGGAATTTTCTAAAAACCAAAATAAACAAGTTACAGTTAAATCAGGACCTAAATATGTTAATCCAAGACCATTTGGAATAGTAACACCAATTAGTTATCAAATTGGTGCAACTACTTTGAACCTTGCAAAAAAAAGTATGTATAATAAAAAAAATTTAGTAGAACAAAAAAAAGTAGACGTGTTAGGTGGAGAGATGTTAACGCAAGGTAAAACTGGTCCTAAAATAGTAAGAAATGATAATCAAGGTAACTCAAGAATAAAACCAATAATACCTACTTCTGCAATCTCAACAACAAAACCAATTGACAAAAGTTTAATTAAACCTAAAGATAATTTTTTTAATTTTGTTCCATACAAAGTCGGAGGACTTTCAGGTGGTGTAAGTTATGGACCACCCCCTAAGAGAGGGCCAAACCCACAAGTGCCTCCAATTAAAATGAAAAGAGGAGGACACAAATAATGTGGTTATCAGCAATTAAACTAGCGGCACAAGCTGGTTCAAAAATTTATGCCAATAGGCAAAAAGCTAAAATAGCTATGTCAGACGCACAATTATTACATGCAGAAAGACAAGCAAGAGGTGAGGAAGCTTACCAAGGAAAATTATTAGAATCCCGACAGTCAGACTGGAAAGACGAGGCAGTTTTGATAATTCTCTCCACGCCCGTGGCGTTGCTCGCTTGGGCAGTTGTATCGGATGATCCGACTGCTATGGACAAGGTAAAATTATTTTTTGACATGTTCTCACAGCTTCCTTCATGGTTCACAAATTTGTGGATTTTGGTCGTAGCCAGCATCTATGGCATTAAGGGAACACAAATATTTAGAAATAATGGTGGTAAAAAATAATGTGGAATTGGATTAAAAAATTATTTAGACCATGGAATCTTGTAAAACAAGAAGAAAAACCAGATTATTCTAGTATGACAAAAAGTGATTTAAAAAAATTAGTAGCCCAAGGTAAAATAAAAGATATTTACAATCCAAATAAATAATATATAGATTCTTTATGAATCTTAAAATGGCTTTAATAAATGCATTAGAAGATAGATACAATGCACGAATATCAGAAGCAGATGCAACAATTAAAATATATTTAAACAATTCAGTTGGGATTGGTGAACACCCACAACACCTTGATGAGATTGATAAACAACTAGCTGTTATCACAGATTCAGAAGAAAAACTTTCAGCTCTACAAGCATTTAAAATATGATTAAAGGTGATAGCACCGAATACGAAATAATAGAAGAAGCGTGTAAATCTCTTGAAGGAGATGATTTTTTTACTGCTGAGATAGGAGTAAGAATGGGAGCTGGTTCAAAAATAATTTTAGATTCATTATTATTTAAAAAACATTGGCATATTGGAATTGACCCATACGGTAATCTTAATTATCAACACTACGATACTGTGGGTCCTTGTACAGCTAATTATACAAATGAAATGAAACATCAATTAGTTAAGGATTTAGATTATCCTAATTTTTCGTTATTACAAATTTGTGATATTGAATTTATGAAAAGATTTCATGATGGAGTACCTATTTATAGAGATAAAAAAGAATTAAGAAATAAATATGATTTAGTTCATTTTGATGGACCACACAAAACAATAGATGTTATTAAGGAATCTATTTTTTTTGCAGAACGATCACACAAAGGTAGTGTATTTATTTATGATGACTATCCAAAATTTGAGATGGATTCAATATTAAAAATAATTGTAAATGATTATGGATTTATGCCATTAAAACAAGGTAAAAATAAATTTTCACTTAAGAGATATAAATGTTAGATCATTATACAGTTGAAGCAATAAGAAATTCTATAAACAAACAAATATCAAGTGTAAAAGAACATATATGCTATGGGGTTGAAACAGAATCTCAATTAATGTATGCTCGAGGCAGACTCAGCGGATTAGAAACGCTGCTTCAGGATATTAAAAACCTGCATAAGGAGGATAACGATGGTACAACTGATAAAACCTAAACTTACTGATTTTGGTAAAGACCAAACAAAAGAAGCAGAGGTTAAATCACAAATTCCAACTGATCCAAAAGGCATCAAAGAATATCTTGAAATCATTCCAACCCCAGTAGGATACCGTATGCTTGTAAGACCATGGTCTGGTAAAGCAAAGACAAAAGGCGGTGTTATATTAGCAGACGAAACTCAAGACAAAATTCAAATGACAACAGTCGTTGGATTAGTCGTTAAAATGGGTGATTGTTGTTATGCTGATAAAGAAAAATTTCCTAATGGGCCTTGGTGTAAAGAAGGTGAATTTGTTGTTTATGGCAGATACACTGGAAGTAGATTTCAAACTAAATACGGTGAACACCGTATTCTCAATGATGACGAGATCATAGGAACTATAGGTAAGCCAGAAGATATTCTCCATTTATTTTAATAAAGGAGGATAAACATGGCAGAAGTAAAAGACTATAGTGCGGAAGCTCTATTAGCCAAAGAAAAAGAAGTCGATTTAGATACTGATAATGTTAAAGAAGAAAACATTGAAGTAAAAGAAGAGGCTACCAAAGAAAAAGAACCCAACTTAAATGTTGGTGAAGTTGATCTAGGTTACACTGGTCACGAAAAAACTTCTGATGAAAAAAAAGATGAACCTAAAATAGAAATAACTGAAGATGTAAAAGAAGAAGTTGTTGAAGAAAAAAAGGTTGAATCTAAATCAGAAGAGAAACCAAACTTGAATGAATCAAGAAGAGATTATCAAAAAAGAATTGATAAACTTGTCTTTCAAAAGAAAGAAGCTGAAAGAAGAGAAAAAGCAGCTCTTGAATATGCTCAAGGAATACAAAAGAAATTTGACACTAATCTTAAAAAGTTAAATTCTACTGACGAACAGTATCTTAAAGAATTAGATGCAAGGGTAGATGCTCAAAGAGAACAGGTCAAAGTAGCTTTACAACAAGCTATCGAAAAGCAAGACGCTTCTCAAATTATGGAAGCAAACGATAAGTTAACTCAATTAGCTGTAGAAAAAGAAAAAGCTAGATTAGAAATAACAAATCGTGAAGAAAAAAAGAAAATAGAAGAAGAAAATAAACAACAAAAAAACGTACAAGCTGATACCTCAAACAGCGGAACATCAGATTCTATGCCACAAATAACTCCGAAAGCCAAGAAGTGGGCTGAAGAGAATTCATGGTTTGGAAATGATGAAGTCATGACTAATGCTGCAATCACAATACACAACAATATTTCTCAAGAGGGTATTGAAGTAGACAGTGAGGAGTATTATAATGAAGTAAATTCAAGACTAAGGAAATATTTTCCTGATAGTTTTGATGCTGCTAAAGACGAGCCTAAAAAAGAAGCACCTAAACCCGTCCAAACTGTTGCTTCGGCTGGTCGTAGCCAACAAGGACGCAGAACTGTGAGACTCACAAAATCACAGGTAGCAATTGCTAAAAGATTAAATGTGCCACTAGAGGAATATGCTAGATACGTGAAGGAGGATAAATAGTTATGAGTACAATTAAAAGAACTTCACGGGAGTCAGAAAAGAAAGCTTCAAAAGAAGCACCAAAAAGCTGGACTCCACCATCCAGTTTGGATGCACCACCTGCACCGAACGGGTACAGTCATAGATGGATTCGTACTAACGTTCAAGGTTTTGAAGATACAGCTAATGTATCTAAAAAATTAAGGGAAGGTTGGGAATTTGTTAGAGCTGATCAAATTATTAGTGAGATTGGTGAAAATAAATATCCTTTCTATACCGAAGGAAAATACGAGGGGTGTATTGGGATTGGAGGCCTTGTGCTGGCAAGGATACCAGAGGAGATATTAGTCTCACGTGCTGAGTATTTCAATAGAATTACTCAAGAAAGAATGAACGCGGTAGATAATGATCTTATGAAGGAACAGCACCCAGACATGCCTATCAATATTGATAGACAGTCAAGAGTGACCTTTGGTGGTAGTCGCAAAAAATAATTTTTTTGTAATTGCTGCTGGGTTATTAAAATAAACTGTTAAAGGAGAAAATAACTATGGCAAATCAACTAGAAAAGTTTGGTCTAAGACCTTACAGAAAACTAGACGGTACACCATTAGTAGGAGCTCAAAACAGATATAAGATTGCAGATAACAGTGCAACTGCAATTTTCCAAGGTGATTTAGTTAGACCATTAACAAATGGTACTATAACTAGAGCAGCTGGAAATACATCTTATGCTGTTGTGGGTGTTTTTAACGGATGTTTTTATAATGATCCAACTACTCAAAAACCAACTTTCTCAAATTTCTATCCGGGTTCAATCAACCCTACACAAGGCGGAATAACTGCTTTTGTTGTTGATGATCCAGATGCAGTATTTTTGATGAATGCAGATGCGGTTTTTGCACAGGCGGATTTATTTACAAACTATTCGCTTACTACGGATACTGGAAATACAACAACTGGGATATCAGAATGTATGTTAGATGTGGGAGTCACTGGAACGGCTGGCACATTTGCAGTACAAGCAATTGATATATCGCAAGATCCTGAAAATGATGATCTTACGACTTCAAACGCTAACATTTTGGTTAGAATCAACAATCACTTCTACCGTCAAGGTGGAACAGGTCTATAATAGGAGTATAAGATTATGGCAATATCACGAGCACAACTAGTTAAAGAACTAGAGCCAGGTCTAAATGCACTATTTGGACTTGAGTATAATAGATACGAAAATCAACATGCGGAGATTTTTGTAACTGAAACTTCAGACAGAGCTTTCGAAGAAGAAGTAATGTTAAGTGGTTTCGCTTCTGCACCAACTAAACAAGAGGGTGCTGGAGTAGTATTTGATCAAGCAGGTGAAACTTTCACAGCAAGATACAATCACGAAACTATTGCGTTAGCATTTGCTATCACTGAAGAAGCAATTGAAGACAACCTATATGACAGATTAGCTGCAAGATACACAAGAGCTCTTGCAAGATCTATGTCAAACACGAAGCAAGTTAAAGCTGCTAATGTATTAAACAATGCACAAGTAGCCACAGTAACTGGTGGAGATGGAGTATCATTAATTAATGCTTCTCACCCACTTGCAACTGGTGGTACTTTTGCAAACGTTTTAGCAGTAGCTGCAGACCTTAACGAAACTTCATTAGAGCAATCGTTAATCGATATCGCTGGATTCGTAGATGAAAGAGGATTAAGAATCGCTGCTCAAGGTAGAAAAATGATAATTCCAAAAGAATTACAATTTACTGCTGAGAGATTGATGAAATCACCTCAAAGAACTTCGACTGCAGATAATGATATCAATGCACTTGTAAGCATGGGAATGGTACCAGAAGGTTATTCAGTGAATAACTTTTTAACTGATACTGACTCATACTTCTTGTTGACTGACGTACCTAACGGTTTAAAACACTTTGTTAGATCGCCAATCAAAACTGCGATTGAGGGAGACTTCGATACTGGAAATGTAAGATTTAAAGCTAGAGAAAGATATTCATTTGGGTTTTCTGATCCAAGATGTATATTTGGAAATGGTAAATTAGCTTAATATTTACATAAGTGTTAAGAATTAGAAAGGGCGGTGCATTTGCACTGCCCTTTTTTTTGTGCTAAATAAAATTATGCAAATTAAAAAACATTTAGAAAAAAATGTTTTATTAGATAGTTTTTTTACTGTTGGATACGTAGATTTAGATGCTGACTATTTCATAAACTCAATCAAACAAAATTGCAGTTCTGGAAAAAACTTAAATTATATAACTAATATTAAGGGGTCAATGACATCTTGGCAAACTTATACGCAAGATCCAAAATTTATTGCAATAATAAAACCACTTATTAAATACGTAGATTCCCTTACAGATTTTCCACCATATCGAATGGAGGAAGCTTGGGGTTTTGAGTTAAAAAGAAATGAAAAAACTAATTATCACAGTCATAATAAATCACTTTGGTCAGGAGCAATTTATTTAAATTCATCGTCTCAATTTTTAAATTTTCCCCAAATAGAAGAAAAAGTTAAACCTGAAAAAGGTAAATTTGTAATATTTAGTAGTTTTTTAACACATGGGTGCGAAAAAAATGAAGATGATTTTTCTAAATTTGGTTTAAGTTTTAATATGAATGAATATAATAAAAAATTTGATAATTTTGGTAAGCCCAATAATCTCTAGTGCCTTTACAACATAAAAGACATATTATAGAATATATAAACCTAGAATAAATAATAATTTTGTAGACTGGCTAGGCAGACGGTATAGAGACTACAAAATTTAATGCTATACAAAGGAGAATATTATGGCAAATACTACATTTGACGGCCCAGTCAGATCAAAAAATGGTTTTATTAATTTAGGACCTGCTGCAGTAAAAGCTGTTACTTTAGCTACAGATTTAACTGTTGCCGACCATGCAGGAAGATTAGTAACAATGGATCCTGCTGGAACACCAACTGCAATTACAATACCTGCAATTGTTTCAACTGCTGATTCTGCTATTGCAGGACCAGGAAGTGATCCAAATAACGCAAATACAATAGGAACAACTTTTGAAATTCTTTTTATTGATAATTTTACAGGAACTATCAAGACTGCTAACACAGCTGACAAATTTGTTGGTGCTGCTACAGTCGGTATTACTGCGTCAGTAGCTGGTAAACAATTTCAAGTTTCAACTGGTGATAATGAAGTTAATCTTAATGGTGAAGCTGGTGGATCAAACGCTACAACGGGTGGTCTTAAAGGTTCAAGAATCAAATTTACTGCAATCGCAGCTAACTTATATGCTGTAGAGGGTCAGTTACTTGGTAATGGAACAATTGCAACACCTTTTGATGCACAGTAATAAATAATTAGTGGCTCCTTAGGGAGCCACAAACTTAGGAGAATTTATGGCAGTTAAAGCCGACATACAAGCTACTAGATCAGATGCTGCTGCGGGAGCCGCTGCAATTATTTCACAACCTATAAGACTTAAGGGTATTATTATTGCATCCGATGGAACTGGTGCTGGTACTTTAGAATTAACCACAACATCAAATAGTGGCACAACTTTATTTCAAGCCGATGTTCCATCAGGAGATGTAATTAATTTTAACTTTCCTGAAGATGGTATTTTATTTCCAAAAGGAATTTTTTGTAAAACAAAAACCAAAGTAACAGCTTATACTTTGCTTACAGATAAATACAGTGCACCACAATTAACAACTTCAAACCCAGGATAATAAATGTCAGGCGGTGGTAGTTTTACTTCAGATCAATCGGTTGCACATGCAACTAGCACAGCTCAAATGGTTGCTAGAAATAAAAGAGCAAGACTTACATCTATTCAAGGCAAAGGTAATAGTGCTGATGGGTCTGTTATTTTTAGGAGTGGTGGTTCGGGAGGACCTGTTATTGCCACATATTTATTTGGAGAAGAGGGTTTAGATATGTACTTACCTGGTAGTGGAATTTTATTTTTAGATGGTATTCATGCAACCATTGCTAATACAGCAGGTGTAACTATTACATTTACTTAATATGGATTTAGATTATTACGCAGACATAATCGAACTTAGAAAAGGTGGTATGCCACCTAGAAATAAAAAAAATTATCGACCCACAAAAAAAGGGGCTGGAATGACTAAAGCTGGAGTCAAAGCTTACAGAAGAATGAACCCTGGCTCTAAATTAAAAACAGCAGTCACTGGTAAAGTTAAGCCTGGGTCAAAAGATGCCAATAGAAGAAAAAGTTATTGTGCTAGAAGCCTTGGTCAGTTAAAAAGGTCTAGTGCAAAAACTAGAAATGATCCAAATTCAAGAATTAGACAAGCGAGAAGAAGATGGAAATGTTAAAAACTTTTTTTAAAGAATTATTTGGGTATAATGACCTTGAAAAAAGAATTAGAATTCTAGAAAGAAAAAATTATTGGAGAGAAAAATATAAACATGGCCTATCTCAATTCAAATATACCTCCAATATATTGTAAAATTAGGAAGGAGTATCTTTATGACATGGAAGAAAATAAAGGACAGTATAGTGACTGTGTTATCTTTAGTATTAGCAGTATTTCAGGCAGGGCTATCTTATTTAACATCATGTTACCAAACGGTGCGTGTTATTGGAGGCTGCCTATCTCAGCATTTTTCCAAAAACAGTTTAGTAGAGCCGATGTGCCCGATATGCAAGTACACGAGCTGGAATTGTGGAACTGTTTTAGCTACTGGCCTAGTGTTACTTGCTTTGATTGGTTGGATGGTTTAAAAGGTAAATACCTTGGATTAGATAAAAAATTCTATCATGGCAAATATCTTTTCACAATCGACTGGGCTCATCCAGATGTTAACATCATCGACACAGAACATTCTGAAATTCCTCAAGAACACAAGTGTGCACATATATTGGAGCTTGATAATGGTAATTATGCAGCTCAGCCTAATAATCGTATTTTGTGGCACTGTACTAGCTATACTACTGATAACAGTTGGCCTGACTATAAAGTCCAAACTACTTATTGGGATGCGGAAGACTCTAGCATGGTCACAGAGGATTCTGATAGAATGTTTTACCAAATGGAAAAAGTAAAAGATGAAAAAAGGACATATGATAAATACAAAGACTATGCAGATGATATGTCTTTTGAAAATAATGGGAAAAAAAATGATAGATAAATATTTATATAAAATTTTTAGTTGGTTAGATAATTTAGTAATGAAAATAGGAGTGTTATTCGATGAGGGACACAAAATTATTGGAAAGTTATTCCAAAAAAGAAAAAGAAAAAAATCAAACTAAATTGCTAATAAAAAACTTAAGGAGAGAAGTTGACATTGGTGCAAATGGAACGCAATCTTATATTATTAAAAAAGGAATAAACAAAGGAAAAAAACTTGGCTGATAAACCATTAAATATATCTGAATCCGCTGCTGTGCAGATGCCGATGAAAACGGTTGCTAGTCTCATAGTTATCGTAGGTGCTGGCGTGTTTGCTTTTACCGAGTTGACAGCTAGGTTGGTTTCACTGGAGACATCACGTGAATTGTTTGAAAATGATTTGTTAAAAAAATCTGAACAAGTCCCGGTAGATCAAGAACAACATTTTTTACTCGAAGATTTGTACAAGTCTGTTGAGAAAATGGAGAAGACTCAAGAGATGAATATGACAAATAAAGTCAATATAGAATTTCTTAACTCACAATTAGAAAAAGCTTTGGCTGATATTGAAGAGTTAAAAGATAAAGTTAGAGAAAACGGAAAGAATTATTAATGACAGAATTAGTTGTAGCACTACTTATGATTGTACAAGGAGAGATTAAGGAGGCTCGTATACAACCATCAATGTCTGAATGTTTGAAAGGGAAAAGGGTTGCAAAACGTAGCACGAAACCTGATGGACATGTTAAGTACCAATGTATAAAATCGATGGCAGAATTAGAGTCAAATATTGATGGAAGTTTATCTATAAAGAAGTTAATATTAAAATAATAAATGAAAATACAAAAAGTTAATAATGTATTAACTGATAATATTATTGATCAAATTAAAAATGAACTGAAATATTTACAGTTTGAAATAGGTCACACAACACAAGAAAACAGAAAAAAAATTTTTACAAATAATATGTATTTTGAGGGTATGAGCAAATGCACAATACCACCTAGTAATGAAAATGAAAGTAAACTTAATATGTATGCATTTATTATTACTGAGCTTGTTTGTAAAAAAATTAATTTACAATATAAAAATATTAAAAGATTTATGTGGAATTTCTATACAAAAGGTCATAAATGCAATTTCCATACAGATGAAAAAGATGAAAATTTTATGACTATTATTTATTCTTTTAATACCTGTAATGGTTACTTACAAGTAGAAGATGATATAATAGAAGATATAAAAGATGAAGCAAAAATTTTTAAAAGTAACTTATCCCATGCTGGATATGGTCCAACAACAGAAACATATAGAATTAATTTAAATATAATTTTGGAGGTTTAATGGAATTAACACGGAACTTTACTTTATCAGAATTAACTAAATCAGATACAGCGATACGTAGGGGGATTAATAATAATCCTAATGCAGGACAAATTGAAAAATTAAAAACTTTGTGTGAAAAAATTTTACAACCAGTTCGTGACCATTTCGGAAGAGTAAAGGTGACCAGCGGGTTCCGTAGCCCTATCCTGTGTCAAGCCATCGGCAGCTCAGCGAACAGCCAACATGCTCGTGCAGAAGCGGCAGATTTCGAATGTCCAGGTGTAGACAACGCTGAACTTGCAGACTGGATACATAAAGAATTAGAATGGGATCAATTGATTCTTGAATTCTACACTGCTGGCGAACCCAACAGCGGATGGATACATTGTAGCATAACAGAGGGTACACCAAGAAAACAATTTCTTCACGCTTTTAAAGAAGATGGAAAAACAAAATACAAACCAATATTAGGAAAAGCAAAAGACCTATTAGTTTAATGGATTTAATAATTCACGAAGTAGATCAATTTAGTAAACACAAATTAAATTTAATAAATTTAATAAATAAAATTCCTGAAACTTCTTTTAATAGTGATAATGAAAAAATATCACATACAGATTTTAAAATACCTCGAAGTATGAAAAGAGAATATGTTGATTACTTTTTTAATAATATTTATGAAAATTACTGCAATAATCTTACATCTGTTATTAAAGCTAGTTCAATTGGTTTTAATAATATTTGGTTTCAAGTATATAATAAAAGTGATTGGCATGGCTCACATACACACCCAGGAACTCATTTTACAAATGTTTTATACATAAATTTGCCGAATAAAAATTTAAAAACTATTTTGAAAAAACCAAACGGTGAGGTCATTAATTTTGACGCAAAAGAGGGAGATTTAATTACATTTCCAGCATATTACCAGCATCATTCGCCTGAAAACAAATCAAATGAAAAAAAGATAATAATATCATTCAACATTGACATACATTCTTACAAATATTAATATTAATTATGGCAATATCAAGATCACAAATATCAAGTTTATTAGAACCCGGTTTAGGAAGAAATTGGGGTAAAAAAACTAGAAATCAATTCAAGGTAAAGGCTCCAAATGTTAAAGGACTTAGCTCATACTATGATGACCTTTATAAAAAATCCAATAGCAAAAAAGTTAAGGTCTAGAAACTATAAGCCAAAAGTGATACAATCTAAAAAGTTGTACAACAGAAAAAGGCTAAAACACTATGACAAAACTATGTGCTAGAGGCAAAGCGGCCGCTAAGAGAAAATTTCGAGTATATCCTTCAGCATATGCTAACGCTTATGCTAGTAAAATTTGTGCGGGAAAAATTAAAGACCCAAGTGGTGTAAAAAGAAAAGATTTCAAAGGACCAAAACCAGCTGGCAAAAAGATTGGTGGTGAGGCTAAGATTAAAAAAGTTATTGGTGGTTTAAAAAAAGCATCTAAATTACATGCTGCTCAAGCCAAAAGTTTACAATCAGTTGTAAAAGCTTCTAATGGTCAATTTGCACAAAAACTTCAACCTTATGATGGTAGTTATATAAGAGGAGATTTAGCTGGCCACAATGTATCAAATAAAAGTTTAAGTAATTATTATAAAGGCATGATTGATGAGTAAGAAAAATAAAAAGAAAAAAAATTACAAAACTGCTGAAGAATTAGTAGGAAGTGGTGAAAAAGATAAATTATTTGATAATCCTTTTGATGCGAGAAAATATGGAGATGATTTAGATAGAGCAAATTTTAGAGAAAACAAATCAATCGAAGCTAAAGGTTTAATGTGTGGTGGTGAAGCAAGAGGTGGTGGAGCTGCTATAAGAGGTAAAGGTTTCAAAGGAGTATTCTAATGGGACTAAAAAAATGGTTTGATGAAAAATGGGTAGATATTGGAAGCAAACGAAAAGATGGTTCTTACGCACCTTGTGGGCGTTCAAAACAAAGAGCCGACTCCAAGAGAAAGTATCCAAAGTGCGTCCCTGCTGCAAAAGCATCGAAGATGACAGACTCCCAGAAGCGGAGTGCCGTTGCGAGAAAAAGAAGTAAAGCCCAAGGAGTTGGTGGTAAACCAACAAATGTGAGTACCTTTACCAAGAAGTATTATGGTGGTATGATAGAAATTTAAGGAGAAATATTATGTTAAAAGGCAATCAAAAAAAATTAGATAAAAATAACGATGGTAAAATATCTGGAGAGGATTTTAAAATGATGAAAAAAGCCAATAAAGGAATGTCAGTTAAAGGCGATGATAAAAGAGACATAAGAAAAACTGAATCTATGATTGGTGCATCTAAAAGTTCTAAAAGAGAAAAAGGTAAAAAAGCTGGTCAAATTGCTAGTAAAGCAATTAAAGCATCTATGGGTAAATCTGTTCAAGGTTATGGTGCAGCTAGAACATCAGGCATGGGTTTACAAGATGAACAATTACCACCAGGAAAAAGTTTAGATTATTATAAAGATATAATGTAATGAATTATGGCAACGTCAGGAACTACTACATTCGATTTACAAATCGATGATATTATTGAAGAAGCATACGAGAGATGTGGTATTCGAACAAATAGTGGTTATGATATTAGAAGTGCTAGACGAAGTTTAAATCTTTTATTTTCAGAGTGGGGCAACAGAGGTGTTCATCTTTGGAAAGTTAAATTAAATCAAATTCAATTTACAGCTGGAGTAGCAACTTACTCAGTCCCTACTCAAGTCAATGATGTTTTAGAAGCTTATATTTCTTCAAGTGGTGCAGTAAATGGAACTTTAAGTACTGCTTTGACTGATTCTGCAACAAGCGTTGTACTTACAGATGGTACTGGATTTGCATCGAGTGGCACAATTCAAATAGGATTAGAATTTATTACTTACACTGGTAAATCAACACACACATTGACTGGAGCAACAAGAGGAGCTCGTGGTTCGTTAGCCGTGGCTCATGCAGCAGGGGTGCCAGTGCAAAATATAACTGGCTCAGGAACTGCAAGTACACAAGATGTAGCTTTAACAAAAATTGATAGGTCAGCTTATTCTGCTTTACCAAATAAATTAACAACTGGACAACCATCTCAATATTATGTTGATAGACAAACACAACCAACAATAAGTGTTTATCTAGCTCCAAATGCATCTACTTACACAACATTAAAATATTATTCAATTGATAGAATTGAAGATGCTGGTGTTTATACAAACAATCCAGATGTGCCTTTTAGATTTTTACCATGCATGTGTTCAGGCCTTGCATATTATTTATCACAAAAAAAAGCACCAGATAGAATTCAATTATTAAAACAACTTTATGAGGATGAATTATTAAGAGCACTTAACGAAGATGGCTCAAGAACATCAGTTTACATTTCTCCTCAAACTTATTTTGGGGATGGTGTATAATGGCTTACGCAAGTGGTAAAAGATCATTAGCTATTTCTGATAGATCAGGTCAAGCATTTCCTTATAGAGAAATGGTTAAAGAATGGACCGGTGCATTAGTACATATTTCTGAATTTGAACCAAAGCATCCACAACTTGATCCACCTTATCATAAAGCAGATGCAGTGGCTTTACAAAATCCAAGAACTATGAAATTTCAACAACCAACTGATATATCTACTATTAACCCACAAGCTCCAAATGATGATACTATTGCAGACTCTGGAGGAATTTTTGTTGGTGTAGCAAATCTATCTTTACCTGGAGATTTTGCATTTAGAACACAAGAATTTGAAGTTACATCAAATGGTATTACAACCACTATACATAGTATGGTACCTGAAGACCCATCCTTACAAAATAGACGAAGAGAACTTTCATCATTAGTAGGTTCTGTGGAGGTAAGTATAACGTAATGGCTGTTACTCACGCAAATTTTTTAACACAAGTAAGAAACTACACTGAAGTAGATAGCAATGTTTTAACTGATGCTATAATACAAGATTTTATAAAATCTGTTGAATTAGATGTAGCAGGAAAAGTAGACTATGATGATTTAAGAAAATATGCTACTTCAAATTTTACAGCAGGGAATAGATATGTAATATTACCCTCGGATGCTATTATTGTAAGATCTGTTCAAGTTATTGATAGTAGTGGTAACAGAACTTTTTTAGAAAAAAGAGACACAAGTTTTATTTCAGAGTTTTCACCTAATGATTCAACAACTGGGACTCCGAAATATTGGGCTAATTGGGAAGATAATGTTCAACAAGGACCAGTTATCTTGGTTGCTCCTACACCAGCAACTGCTGATACTGTTCAATTAAATTATATAAAAAGTCCACCTAATTTTACAAGCACTACAAATACATATTTATCTACGAATCAAGAATCAATGTTATTACATGGTGTATTATCTGAAGCTTTCAGATTTTTAAAAGGACCCGATAACCTATACAACCTATACAATTCGAAGTATAATGAAGAAACACAAAATTTTGCCCTACAACAAATGGGTAGAAGAAGACGAGGAGAATATCAAGACGGGGTTCCAAGAATCAAGGTTGACTCTCCTAGTCCATAAATTTAAAGGAGAAAAATTATGGCAATAACAACTAATGCAATTTGTGATTCTTTTAAAAAAGAATTACTTCAAGGACAACATGATTTTGATACTGCTCCTAATGGAGACACGTACAAATTAGCCATGTATACAAGTTCAGCGACTTTAGGAAAATCAACAACAAATTATGCAACTGCAAATGAAGTTTCATCACCGTCAGGATATTCTGCTGGTGGAAAAGCTTTGGTTAACCAAGGTGTTAAAGTATCTTCATCTGTTTCAATTACTGATTTTGCTGATTTATCTTTTGTTGGTGTAACTCTTACTGCAAGAGGTGCATTAATTTATAATACAACAACTGACGGTGGTTCAAATACTACTGATGCAGTTGCTGTCTTAGATTTTGGCGGAGACAAAACTGCAACTTCTGGAACATTTACTATTCAGTTTCCAGCATTTACTACTTCTGCTGCGATTTTAAGATTAGCTTAAGGAATATAATGAATGTCAAATGCGTGGGGTGCACTTCAATGGGGACAAGGTAGTTGGGCAGCACAAGGTGATGTCGGACTTTCTGTTTCTGGAATAAGTGCAACCTACAGCATTGGCAGTGCGTCTGGTACTGGTATTGTTCAAATAGGTTGGGGTGGAGACACTTGGGGTGAAAACGAGTGGGGAGAACTTTCAGGTTCACAACCTACAATTACTGGACAACAATTAACTTCTTCAATTGGAAGTCTTCAAGCAGTAACTGGGGATGCTACTGTATCACCAAGTGGAATTCAACTTACATCATCTTTAGGAGAAGAACTAGCTGGAATATCATTTACATTTACAGCTGTTGGTAATCTTTCTTCAATGGGTGTGGGTAGTGCTACAATTGGAATAGGAGCTATCACAACTGGAAGTGTTTTAACTTCAAGCGTTGGTGCAGCTACCGTTGATGAATCACAATTAACAGGAATTGGTTGGGGCAGAAGAGCTTGGGGTAATCTTGCTTGGGGTGAAGCTTATTCTGTTTTACCTGCGGGACAACAAATAACTTCTACAGTTAATTTTCCCGCTACAAGTGCTTTTACAGATGTAGACGTTTCAGTTACAAGTGCTGGACAGTTAACTTCTACTTTTGGAAGTTTCTCATTAAAAATTGATCAAGATATAACTGTATTTGCGGCAGAAGATCAACTAGATTTTACTATCGGTAGTTTAGATTTTGAAGCTGATGCTAATGTTACTGTAAGCAGTGCTGGGTCTTTAACTGGATCGGTAGGTACAACTATTGCTGGATTAAAAACCCCAGTAGATGTCACTGGAATACAGATGACATCAACTCAAGGTAATATTAATTTAATTCAAACTACTGTTGAACAACCTACTGGAATACAAGGAACTTTAACACTTGGTCAACACGCTGAAATACCAGGTCAAATTATAGGTGTTGGAGGATTACAATTATCTGGTTCAGTTGGTTCAGTGACTATCACTGGATTAGCAAATATTGATGTTTCTGGTATACAAATGACAGCATCTATTGGAAACCCAATAATAACTTCTTGGCAAGAAATAGACCCTGGTGTAACTAATACATGGACAGAGGTTGATTTGGCAGCATGATAAAGGTATAATTATATTATTTAAGGAGAAATTTATATGACATCTAGTTATTCTACAGATTTAAAACTTGAACTTATGGTCACTGGTGAAAACGCTGGTACATGGGGAGATAACACTAATAATAATTTAAATTTAATTCAACAAGCAATTGCAGGTTTTGAACAAGTAACACTTTCAAGTGGTGGTACTTTAGCTTTAGCAATGACTGATAAAACTCTTTCTAATGCTAGAAATATGGTAATTAAATTTGCAACAGCTACAATAGCTGCAAGTACAATTTGTACTATACCTGATAGTATAGAAAAATTTTATATTTTTGATGCAACTGGATTAACTAATCCAACAAACCTAACAATTAAAACTGCAAGTGGAACTGGTTTTACTTTAGATGCTGCAAAAATTTATGCTGCTTACTCAGACGGCACAAATTTAAAAGAAGTATCTCTTGACACTTTAGGTGGTACTATTGGAACAGCTCAAATAGCTGATGATGCTGTTACAAATGCCAAAATTGCAGATGATGCAATTAGAGCTGCACAAATTTCAGACAACGCAGTTGTTACTGCGGGAATTCTAAACGCAAATGTAACTACTGACAAAATTGCAGATGATGCGGTAACTGCCGACAAACTTGCTAACACAACTGTATCGGCTGGTTCTTACACTGCAGCATCAATTACTGTAGATGCACAAGGTAGACTTACAGCAGCTTCATCAGGAGCTGGAGCAGCTAACATGGTTGCAAAAGTTTTTAAAATAGGACCTGCTTCAGGAACTATTAGTGTTGGACCAAGTGGTTCAAAATTTCAAGCATTCGCTGTAGCAGGCGGAGGCGGAGGTGGATCGGGCGGAGGCCAAAAACCTGGTGGAGCTGGAGCTGACGGAGGTTTTGGTTTCTTTACTGGAAGTGTATCTGCTGATACTGATTATCCATTTACTGTCGGTGCTGGAGGTGCTGCTGCACCTGCACCTCAAGGAACAAGATCTAACACTCCTGGAAGTGCTGGAGGAGCCACAAACGTAGAAAACTTATTAACCACTAACGGTGGAAACGGTGGAACTGGCGGTAGACCGGGACAAAACCAAAGTCCAGGAAACCCTGGTAATCCTGGAAACCCAAGTTCATCAAACGTAATGTCAAGACAAATTTTATTTATTGGTCCTTCAAACTCTGATGGAGCAGGTGATGCTGGAAACGCAGGAGGTGCACCTCAACAAGGTGGCCAATCAGGTATTTTTGGTGGATTAGCATTTTACACAAACGAGGGATAATTATGGCATTTGCATATTTTACAAAAGACGTAGGACAAATTTATAGAGTAGCTGAAAACGAGGATGCTAAAAGTCTAATAAATTGTAAGGAACAAGATTATACAGTTGCAACAATTGATGACAATTTGTTTCAAGATATAATCAAATCTAAAAAATGGATTAGATATGAAAACGATGCAGTCGTTGCAGAAGATATAGATTTTGATGGTTACCCAAACAGTGATGTTTTAAAACAAGTTTTAAATTCGACTTTAGAACTAGTAAAACCATGGACATGGAATAATCAAAACCATCCTAGATATAATGATGTACAAAATTATTGTAATTTATTACAAGACTTTGATACTTCTACAATTACTTTTCCTATGAATCAAACTTGGGAAGAATACTGTGAAGACAATTCAATTACATTCTTTCATTCTTTACAATTATAATTATTTATTATAACAATGGGTTGTGTTTGAAAATATAATAAAATTTAAGACAAGCAAGATATATCTTAATAATTTTAATATAAGACCAAAACCATCTAAATTAAATATACCAGATTGGTACAAAGAAATTTCACATAATTTAAAAGAAAAAACAGTTAAAGGTTGTATGCCTTTTTTAGATACTTTAACTATTGGTTATACTCTTAGTATACCTATTGAATACAGAATAAAGCATAATATAAAAGTTGACAATGAAAGGATTTCAAAAGCTTTCGCACAATTAGATGCTGGTTCAGAAATTTATCATTTTACAAATGTAAATACTTACAATGATGAGTCACATCCTATTGGACAATTAGGAATGAAATGTCCTTTTGTTCAAAAAAATAAAACAATGGAGGTGCATAAAATACTTAATCCATGGATCATTGAAACACCACCGGGGTATTCTTGTTTGTTTTTACCACCATTAAATAATACCGATGATCGTTTTTCTATTATTCCAGGAATTGTAGATACTGATGTATTTCCTAATGAAATAAATTTCCCTTTTATTGTTAATGGTGATAAATACCCAGTTCTTGACACAGTAATAAAAGAGGGTACACCTTATGTGCAAGTCATTCCTTTCAAAAGAGAAAGTTGGAAAATGAAAATTGAAACAATAAGTAAAAGCAAAAATTTAAGACATAGTTTATGGGGTCGTGAAGTAATTCATCGATACAAAAATAAATTTTGGAATAAAAAAATATGGAAATAAAATTAGATTCTACAAATTTAGCTAATTATATAAAAGTTTTTGACAATGTAATACATCCAAAAACACTTGAGAATTTTACAAAGGTTTGTAATGAACATTTAATTTTTAAGGACGCTGGAGTTGTTGCGTTAGGTGAAGATGGAAGTACAAGTGATGTTGTTGTAAAAAAAACAAGAGACACAAAAATGTGTACTCTTAAAAATATTAATGAAGAAAGCGTTACTAATATACATTGGGCTAATTTTTTTTTGGCTACGATAAAACACAATTTAAATAATTATATTGATTTAGTTACATTTGAAAAAATGAGATACAATATAGAAGTTATACAAGTTCTTAAATATGGAGAGGGTGGACATTACAAATTTCATCACGATCATGGAATTGGAGTTCCAAGAACATTTAGTGTAATATATTTTATAAACGATAATTATGAAGGTGGTGAGTTAGTTTTTAGAAACCCTGACGGGAAAACAGAAATAAACATAGATAAAATTAAAAATAGAATGATAATTTGGCCAAGTAATTTTATGTATCCACATGCAGTAAAACCAGTAACAAAAGGAACAAGGTATTCATTAGTATCATGGGCATTATAGGAAAAGATTTTAAATATAAAAAAATAGAAAATTTTTTAACACAAGAAGAGTTAAAATTATTAAAAGAATATTGTCATATACGACATACACTTAACACAACAGATTTTGATGTTTCTCAAGTTAATGCCGATACATATTATTATGCAGATCCTTTAATGGAATCTTTAATGCTAACAAAACTTAAATTGATGGAACAACACACTGGTAAAGAATTATTACCAACATATACATATTGGAGAATGTACACAAAATATGCTCATCTTAAAAAACACAAAGATAGACCAGCATGTGAAATAAGTGTAACTATTAATATAGATAATGATTCAACACCGTGGCCTATTTTTATGGATGGAAGCTCTATTTTACAAAAACCTGGTGATGCAGTTATTTATTTAGGTTGTGAATTAACTCATTGGAGAGAGCTTTTTAATGGGGATTTTGCAGCACAAACTTTTTTGCATTATGTCGATAAAAATGGTAAAAATAAAGATTATCATTTAGATAAAAGAAGTTATTATTATAAAAAAAATTAAAGGGAAAAACATGTTTTTTAAACAACACGATGATGGTTCTTGCGATTTAACTTTTTCTGAAGAAGAAGTTAAAATTATAAACAAACATAAAAAAATACATTTCACACCTGAAGTTTTGAAACACTTTGGTAACTGTTTAGTTAATATGGTTTGGACATTCAATACAAAATTAGGTCCTGAGGTTAAAGATTTGATGACTAAAAGCGATTCTGTAGCTGAGGGTGTTGAACCAAAGAAAGATGATTAATGTTACAAATAATTATCTTGAAAATAAAACTTTTTACATGGCAAAAGATATTATCTTTTCAGATAAGTTCCCATGGACATTTATATTAACAACAGAAGATTTAAAGTATTTAAAATTTTTTCATAGTTTAATTTCAATTAATAAACACGAAGAAAGAGAAGTAAGTCCTTTCATGAGCCCTACCATAAGTAGTCTTTTAAAAGGTTTGAATGTCGAGAAGGTAAATAGTGCAGATGTTTTATTAATAAGTCGTACAAATAAAAATATTGATATTCCAATCAAACCTAATTTTAAAACAAATTTATTACGATCAATTCTTTGTTTAAACAGTACAAATTCAAGTGTTTGTGTTGGAGGTGGGGATCAAATAGAATGTGTTGAAAACAGACTTATTACTTTACCTAGTAATATCTCATATAATTTAACAAGTCCAACAGACAAAAATTATACTTGTTGGATTAACATCGAATATGAGAAGTCTTTATAAGCTCTCTAGAATAAGTTATAATGTCTTATGCCTTTAACAAATGTACAGATTAGACCAGGATTTAATAAACAAGTAACCGCAACGGGTGCTGAGGGACAATGGACTGATGGGGATTTTGTAAGATTTAGATATGGCTTACCTGAAAAAATAGGTGGTTGGGAACAAATTACTGCAAACACTTTGTGTGGTGCAGCTAGAGATCAATTAGTTTGGGCAGATTTAGATGGAAGAAGATACTCAGCAATTGGTACAAACAAAGTTTTACTTATATATTTTGAAGATGCTTTTTACGATATTACACCACTAGATGCTGCAATTTCAGGAGCAACATTTACAACGGTTAATACTAGTCCTACCGTAACAGTAAATAAAATTGCTCATGGATTATCTGCTGGAGATTTATTTACATTTACCTCTGTAACACCTCCAAGTGGAGCTGGTTATTCAGCTGCAGATTTTACAACTAATACTTTTGAAGTAGTGACCGTACCATCACAAGACACTTTTACAATTACTATGGCTGCCAATGCTGGAACTACTGTTGCGGCAAGTGGTTCTGCTGTAATTAACCCTTATGTTAAAGTTGGTCCTTTAAATCAAACATCTGGTTTTGGATATGGTACATCAGGATGGGGAGGCTCATCTGGAGTTATATCTACTTTAAATGGTTTATTACAAGATGATACTGCTGGTACAGGAGGGTCGGGTACTTCTATTACATTATCTTCAGTTGTTGGTTTTCCAACTTCAGGCACAATTAAAGTAGGCACTGAATTTATAAGTTACACTGGTATTTCTTCAAATGATTTAACTGGTATCACTAGAGGAGTAGCGGGAACAAGAACTGCACATTCTACGGGTGCTTCAGTTGAAATATATTTAGGATGGGGTACTGCGTCACTAACAGGTGGGGTAACACTAGAATCAGCTTCTTGGTCATTAGATCATTTTGGATCAAAATTAATTGCTACTATAAAAAATGGTAAAACTTTTGAATGGGACACTATTTCAACTTTAGCTGCTGCACTATCAACTAGAGCTACTGTCGTAAGTGGTGCTCCTACTACTTCAGTCATGTCTATTGTTTCTGAAAGAGATAGACATTTAATTCTTTTGGGAACAGAAACAACTATAGGTACAAGTTCAACACAAGATAAGATGTTTATTAGATTTTCAGATCAAGAAGATATTTCTGATTATGCTCCTACTTCTATAAATACTGCTGGTACTTTTAGAATTGACTCAGGAACAAAAATTGTTGGAGCCGCAAAAGGTAAAGATTATATTTTAATATTAACTGATACATCTGCATATGTTATGCAATTCGTTGGTCCACCTTTTACTTTTTCAATTAGGCAAGTAGGTTCTAATTGTGGATTAATAGGACAACATGCTGTGAAATATGTTAACGGTGCAGTTTGGTGGATGGGTCAAGCTGGAGGTTTTTTTGTTTATGATGGTACTGTAAAATCTGTACCATGTTTAGTTGAAGATTTTGTATTTACGAATAAAGGAGACAATCTTGGTTTAAGTTACTCTAATGGTGAACAAATTTATGCAGGACTAAATCATTTGTATGAAGAAATTAGTTGGTTTTACCCTAAAGCTAATTCAACATTAATTGACAGAGTCGTAACTTATAATTACACAGAACAAACTTGGACAACTGGATCATTATCAAGAACTACTTGGTTTGATGCAACTTTATATGATAATCCTTACGCAACAGAATTCTCATCTTCAGGAACTCCTACTTTTCCAACAATTCAAGGAGTTACGAATGCAAATGGAGCTTCAACATATTATGCACATGAGGTAGGTAACAATGAAGTTGACTCAGCTGGTACTAAAACAGCTATACCTGCTTTTATCCAATCTGGAGATTTTGATTTATCTCAAGGAGGAGATGGTCAATTTTTTATGAGTCTTAGAAGATTCTTTCCTGATTTTAAATTAATTACTGGTGATGCACAAATAACTATCAACTTAAGAAAGTTTCCGTCTAATACTGCAGCATCCTCGCCTCTCGGACCTTTTACTGTTAATAGTACAACAGAAAAAGTAGACACAAGAGCAAGATCAAGATTTGCAAGTATTAAAGTTGCAAATTTATCTACTGATCAAAATTGGAGATATGGAACTTTTAGGGCAGATGTACAACCAGATGGTATGAGATAATGGCTAGAATTGATGTAGTAATACCTGAACCAACACCGATTTATACTGAAGACAATCAAAGACAAGTAGCACAATCTTTACAAACTTTAAAAGATAAGTTAAACACTTCTTATCAAAGAGAAATAAAAAATGAACAAGATGCTTTTAATTACTTTTTATCATGACAATTAGATATAAAAATCAAGGTTACAAACAAGCTAGTACCGGTAAAACTACAGCACTAACGTGCCCTAGTGATGCAACAATAATAGTTAAAAGTGTTTATTGTTCTAACAACGATGCCTCTTCAGGTATTTTAGTAAACATGAATTTAGTAGATGCTTCTGATTCAAACACTGAGTATGAATTTTTTAGAGATGAAGTTGCTGCTAAATCACAAGTTAATGCTACACCTCAAGGTTTAAATTTAGAAGCAGGTGATGCAATAACAGTACAAGCAGCTACAGGAAGTAATGCAATTCAAGGAGCAATAAGTTACGCACTTATAGATAGATCACAAGAAAATGGTTAATGTTAATTAACAATCAATTTTATTTTGTGCACATTCCAAGAACGGGTGGTAGATATGTTGAAAATTTATTTAGACGAAATAATTATAGTTGTAATTTTACAGACTATACTTTTTTTCAAAAAGATAAAATAAAACAAAAAGATATTGATGTTGCACATTTTGAGTATCCATATTATTTACAACTTTCAAGTAAAAAAGATTTAACAAAATTTACAGTAGTAAGAGACCCTGTCTCACGTTTTAAATCATTACTTAAGGCTACCTTTAAAATTAACGATGTAGATTTAAATGAACAAAATGTTACACGAGTAATAGATGATTTAAATATTTTTATTAACAATCAAATAATTTCAACTTCTCATAATTGGTTTGTGCCACAAGTAAATTTTTTGTCTTATGATACACATATTTGGCAATATGAAAATGGGCTAGATAAAAAATTTATTGAGTGGTTAAACGAAAAATTTAACTTTAAATTTGATCAGATTAGTCTTGATTATGAAAAAGGTGATTACGATTCTACAAATGATATAGAGTTTACACCATCGCAAATTAATTGTATAAAAAACTATTATTACAAAGATTATAAAGTAATCTATGGCTAGACAAAAGTTTATTCACTACGTACCAAGACCAAAACCTAGAAAAAGGCCAGGTCGACACAAAAAAAGACTTAACAAAAATGAAAAAAGAAGTTATAAGAAATACCATAAACAAGGGAGAGTATAATGAACGATTTACCAAAAATTCCAGCAGAGGCAAAAGAAATAATTAAACATAAGAGAACTGGAAAAATTTATGCTGATAAAGCTGAGTTTGACTCTGATGTTGCTGATCCTAATACTGATACTACTGCAGATGATTTTAGACAAGATTTAGAAATTACAGTGACACGAGTTTCTATGGATGCACATACAAAAAAATAATTTATGAAGCCAAGAGGTGCAACTGAATTACAAATGGAAATGTTACAAAGAAACGTTTCTAAAGAATTACTAGATCAAGTTCAAATATGTACTTCTATACCTGGTAAAGTTCCCATTGACAAAAATAAGATGAATATCTTATGGCAAAAAAATTCTTATGATCAACCAAATCTTCAAGAGTTTTTTAGAAATAAAGAACGACATAAAGAATATGATTGGTATGTTTTTAACAGTCATTGGAATTATGAAAAATTTAGATATTTTTTTGACATACCAACTGAACGATCAATAGTTATTAAAAATGGTATTGAAGAATTTCCTATAAGAAAAATATATAAAAAAGGAGAGCCTATACGTTTAGTGCATCACTGTACACCTTGGAGAGGATTAAATGTATTACTTCGAGCAATGCAAGAAATAAAAAACCCTAATATTATACTAGATGTATATTCATCCTCGCAAGTCTATGGAAGTGATTTTAGTAAATCACATGATGAAGAATTCTTACCTCTTTATGAACAAGCAAAAGAATTATCAAATGTAAATTATATTGGTTACAAGCCAAATGAATTTATTAAAGAGATGATGCCAAATTATGATATGTTTGTTTACCCTTGTATATTTGAAGAAACATCTTGTGTGTCTGCTTTAGAAGCACTAGCTTCTGGCGTACATGTTATTACAAATAATTTTGGTGCATTGTATGAAACTTGTGCTGAGTGGCCAGTGTACATAAATTATTCTACAAACTATGAACAAATGGCTTTAGATACTGCGAGTGCTATTAATACTGCTTCTAATTATTTACATGAAGAATCTGTTCAAGACCATTTAAATGAACAACAAAAATACTATAAAAAATTTTATAACTGGGATAAAAAAGGACAAGAATGGACAAATTTTTTAAAGGGAGCTTTGAGTGCCAAAAATTTATAAAGACTTTGATAAAACTTTATTAGACTTTAATGAGTTGTTTAAATTACTTTCAAAAGATCATTACTTATCTAAAATATTTGAGAAAGAAAAAAACGTTTTGCACAATGTAATCAAAGTAGAAAATGTTCACGTTGACAAATTTTTTCAACAATTAATAAATAAAATTTGCATTAAACTTAAAATTATAGACAAAGCCTATGATCCTTTTATATTTATGAGTTTTGTAAGTGGAGTAAGTGGATTTGCACACACCGATAATTGCAGTGTTTTATTATTTAATTTGTACGGAGAAACTCTTTATTTAGTAGAGGGTGAAAAATACATTGTATGTCCAGGAGATTTACTTTATGTAGAACAAGGAGAATGGCATCAATCAGTAGGGTTGTCTCCAAGAATAACATTATCAATTTCAATAGGAAAAAATTAAATGAAAGAAAATGATCAATTTGTAAATGAAGATACTTATCAAACTTTGACTGAATTAAAAACCGATCCACAACCACATGAAAAAGCTATAACACCGTTGTGGAAAAATAAATCTAAAGAGACCAAACCAAAAGCAGACTTTTCAATATTCATAGCAACTCCTGTTCATAGTGATTGTTCTATTCACTACACACAAGCTTTATTAGAATTACAAAAACATGCATTAGATGCTGGAGTTGAAACACAGTTTTGTTTAATGAAGTCTTCTCTAATAACACAAGGTAGAAATTTATGTGTATCTAGTTTTTTAGAAAGTAAACACACTCATATGTTATTTATAGATTCAGATATCTATTTTCATACACCATCAATTTTTAAAATGATTCAAAAAAACAAAGAACTTATATCTATACCTTATCCATTAAAGACTATGATGTGGGATAAACTGTTTGATAAAATAAAAAAAGGAGAAGTAAAAAAACCTGAAGATTTAAAAAAAATGCTTAATACTTATCCCATTAAAGTTGCAAACCCTAAAAGCATTAAAGTTGATAACGGTGTTATGGAAGTAACCCATAGTCCAACTGGTTGTATGTTAATTAAAAGGTCTGTATTTGAAAAAATGATTAAGGCATATCCAGATAAAGGTATAGTGCAAAAAACTGTTATAAATGGACAATATGTAGATAGACCACATCTATGGAATTTCTTTGATTGTTTACACGACCCTGAAACAAAATCATATTTAGGAGAAGATTTTAGTTTTTGTAAATTATGGAAAGATATTGGTGGTAAATGTTATGCATATGTTGAAGCCCCTATAGTCCATGTTGGTGAGCATTGTTATCAAGGTCGTTTTGCTGATGAGTTGATAATCAAAGGTTAAAAAGGTATAATGTATACTATAATTAGGAAAATAGTATATGGATCCATTCACATTAGCATTAGCCACATTTGGCGTACAAAAACTTAGAGGTAAATCTACAAAAAGAGCATTAAGAGATGCAGCCTTAGTTGGTGGTGGTTCTTATGCTATAGGACAAGTTGGTGGAGCTGGAATGGGTGTGGGACAAGGATCAGCTTTTTCAGGTTTAGGTTTTGGCAAAGAAGCCGCGACTATGGCACCTAAAGGAAATTTAGGTTCTAGTTTTTTAAATAAAGCAAACTTACCGCAAGGTAAAGTTATAGGTGTAGATAAATTTGGTAATGAAATAGTTTCAAGAGGTGGGGAACTTTCAGGTTTAAATGTAATGGAAGCAGCACCTGCAGAAACAGGTATAAAATCTTTAATCACTAAAGCCAAAGAAAATCCACTTGAAACTGCACTTATAGGTGGAAGCATTTTACCATTGTTAGACAGTGGGGGTGAAGAACCTAAACCACCTTTTACAGAAGAAGATTATAAACAAGCATATAAAGAACAATCACAAAAACTTGAAGGTGGTTTTGAACCAGTAGCAAATGCTATGCCAGCAAGATCAGCTATATACGGATCGGATATGTTTTATGCAAATCAAGGTGGACTTGCTACTGCTATACCAAAATATAATCAAGGTGGTATAAATTATCTTCCATCTAAAATTGATCATAATGAAAATGATGTTAACAATTATGTAAGAGCAGAGGGTTATGTAGAGGATGGTGCGGGAGCTGGTGATAAAGATGAAGATACAATGTTAGCTCAATTAGCTGATGGTGAATTTGTATCTCGTGCTGACGCTGTATTAGGAGCTGGTATATTATCTGGTGCTGATCCAAAAAGTTTTAAAGGCATGAGAAAAGCTGGTGCAGATTTTTTCTATGACCAACAAAAAAAATTAAAAAGAATTTACGATTTAGTCAATGCAAGTAAACCAAACTAAAATAAAAAAACAAGTAGAGGTACTTGAGATTTTTCCAAGAATGCTTGATGAGTATTGGAACTTGGTAGACTTTATGTTGAGAGAGGGTTTAAAATATGATGGTGATCCTATGGATATAAGTGATTTGAAAAAATTAATTAAAGAAGGCCAAATGCAATTATTTGTTATGTTTGGTTCTGATGATGGTATTCAATACAAAGTATTCGGTGTATGTGTTACACGAATCACGGCTCTTCCTAACTTTAATCAATGCGAAGTGATTTTATTAAAAGGAGAAAAAAGAGAATTATGGCAAGACGATCTTGCAGAAACATTAGAGGGACTTGCTAAATCAGCTAGTTGTAAAAGAATAGCTGTACACGCAAGACCAGGTTGGCAACCTTTTTTAAAAACAAAAGGTTGGGGAGTAAAAAGATATTTATATACAAAGGAGATTAAATAATGAGTTTTATTTTTGGTGGTGGTGGTAGTGCTCCTGCACAGCAAAGTGGCACTTCAGTTGTAACACAAAGAGAAGCTCCAGGTGTTGAAGCAAGAAAATTATCGTTATATGATCAAGCGGCTAAATTAGCTTCTTCTCCAGTTTCATTACCAGCAGTGCAAGTTGCTCCTCTTTCAGGAATAGAACAAGCGGCTATTACTCAAGCTGGACAAACTGGTGTAGGTGCTGGTACAGTTGGTCAAGGTATAACTGCATTACAAACTGCACAGACTGCTCCGAATATATCTTCTTTTTTAAATCCTTATCAATCATTTGTTACTGATGAAATTACAAGACAGGCACAAATGGCTACAAATAGATTAGGTGCACAAGCAGTTGCAAGTGGTGCTTTTGGTGGAGGAAGACAAGGTATTGCTGAAGCTGAAATAGAAAGAGCAAGACTAGCTAATATTGGACAAGCTCAAGCACAAGGTTTTCAAACTGCATTAGGTGCAGCTCAAACTCAAAGACAACAACAATTAGCTGCTGGAGCAACATTAGGTCAATTAGGTGCTCAACAACAAGCTATGTCTCTTGCTGACATTCAAGCTCAAATGCAGGCAGGTGGAGTTCAAAGAGGAATAGGCCAAGCTGCATTAGATGCTCAAAGACAAACTGCGTTACAAAGACAATATGAACCTTACCAAAGAATAGAATTCTTAAAAGGTATTATGACAAATTTACCAACAACACAGAGTACACTTACAGCAACCACGGCTCCCGGTGCTAACCCAGTTGGACAAGCATTAGGTGCAGGACTAGGTGCATACTCTGCTTACAACTTAATGCAACCGAGGTAGTATGGATAAAGTATTAACTAGAAAATTATTTAAGGATAGATATTTTAAAACTTTAAAACCAACTATAAAACATTTTCAAACTGGTGGTATAAGTTCTTTATCTCCTAAAGAAAAAGCTATTTATGCCGCAACACTTGCTGCTCCATTATTACAAGCCAAAGGAGAAGGAACTGCTCCTGTATTTAGTGCTTTAGGAGAAGGACTTGGAAAACTACCGGCCACTATTTTATCTGTCGAAAAACAAAAAGCCACTGCTTCTGATTTGAGTAGAACATTAACTACTGATGAAGTTAAAGCTGCTAATTTACCAGTTGGAACTATCGCACAAATAGATGGTAAAGGAAAAATTACCGTTGTGTCAAAACCATCAGCTGAACAAATAAAACAAATTCAAGGTGGAAAAAGAGTAAGAAGTATTTTATCAAAAATACAATCTGACTATTATGCTTTAGGTAAGCCAGTTGGTTTTGCTGATTTAAATAGAATTAAAGCTACTCTAGGTAAAGCAGGTGGGTCTGAGTATTCAAAAAACTACGCTGCAATGAAAGGTAAAATTCAACAAGCCACTTCTTTTATAACACAAGCTATATCAGGTGCAGCAGTATCTGAACAAGAAGCAAAAAGAATTACAAAACTTATACCACAACTTGGAGATACTGAAGCTACGTTTGAAGGAAAAATGAAAGCTTTAGATGGTTACTTTGCAGATGCAATTAAAATTGCTGAGAATAACAATGCAGATTTTACAACAGCTATGGAAATTATGGAAAACTCTGGACAAGGTGCAGAAAATTATCTTGATCTAGTAGGAGAAGTCTCTTTGAAAAAACAAGGAGATGTAATAGACGTGAGTGCTAATTAGGAGATGTATGGCAGAAGTAATTGTACAAGGACAAAAATTTAAAATAAAAGGTGAAGAGCCAACTAAAAAAGAAACTTTGGCTATTGAAACTTATCTTTCAGGAAAAAAACAAAATACTTCTTTTAATTTTGATAAAGAATTAGAACTAATGGTTTCACCAGAAGATATACTTACTGATGCTGAAAAAGGTAAATACAATAAAGATACAGAAAGTTTTTTAAAGAGTCCTACATTTTTTAGATTAGTTTCTGAAGTAGGTCTGTCTATAGCAGGAGGAATAGCTGGTGCAGCTTTAGCCCCAGTTACTGGTGGAGGATCTTTAGTTGCTGCTGGTGCTCTTGCTGCAAGGACTGCAAGATTAGTACGACCTTTATTAAATATTTCTGCAAATACTATGCAAAAGGTTGGTTATGCTACAGCTGGAGCTGGTATAGGTGGTGCAACTGGAGCTGGTATTGCTCAAACATTTGACCCAAGAGAAAGCATTGTAAAAGAAGTAGCAAGAGGTGCGGCGCAAGGTGCATTTGGAGAAGTTTTAGGTTTTGGTTTAGCTGGTGGTCTTTCAAAAGTTTATAACAAAATAACTAAAGGAACAATAGATACTATTACTGGTGCTGAACGAGCTACTCAAATATTAGCAAGAGATAAAGAATTTTTTAAAGTTTTAAGAGAAATAGATCAATCAGGAAAACAACTTACTGACGATGCTATTGAAGAATTAACAAAAAGTAAAAGCACAAAAGGAAATAAAAAATTAACAAAAGAATATGGAGATATTGAAATAGAAGGAATAACTGCAGAACAAGCTGCAATTTTAAAAGACCCTAAAAGAACTGCAGAAATGATTACTAATATTAATAAAAGAACTCCTACGTTTTTTAAAGATATAGAAAAAGCAAATATAACACCTGGTTTTTTAACTCAGAATAATGCTGTAAATTTTATATCTAATGTTGGAAGAACAGCATTAATAGGGTCTGGTGTTGTAAGAACTGCTGAACAAACTGGAAAAATGGCTACACTTAATGGAATAGATGTAATGGTTGAATCACTTTTAAAAACAGATATTCAAAAAGGTTTAGGTAAAATGGGTGCAGATTTTTCTGGCTTTGATGAGTTTGGGAATGCAGTTGGAAAACTTATACAAGATGGAGTTACAAAAAATAGAAATTCTTATGATGCTATAAAAAATAGTTTATGGCAAGATTTAAGTAAACAAATTGATGAAACAATTAAATTACCGGATGGGACTTATAACCCAGCATATGATGTAATTATACAAAATGCTCCAAAACAATTAAAAGTTTTAAGAGGTAAAGGTGTTAATAAGGTAGAAGAAATAACTTCAAGTTTAGATGATTACCTTACAGAAACAATTGCAGCTAAAGCTATTATTAGAAATACTGATGAAGGAAGAAGTATTTTTGAAATGACTGATCTTGTTGGTGGTTTAAAAGATCGAGCTAATTTTAATGATTTTAGATCAGTCTATGGTGCAATTTCAAGAATGAGATTTAATAATGGAGCCAGTGCAGTTCAAGCTGAGATAATGAAAAGAATGGAGGCTATGATGGCTAACTCTCCATTACCACCAACATTAAATAATCTAAGAACTACTGCATCTCAGTTTACTTCTTTTGGAGCAAATTTATTTAGAGATACAACACTTAAAAAAATATTAAATAATGAAAGAGGTATTGAAACTGTATATAAACAAATTGTTGCTAGTGGTAAAGAAGATTACTATGATGTTTTTTTTAAAACTCTTGATGAATCAAGAACAACAATTAATGGTAAACAATATGATTTGTTTCCAAATAGAACTGAAATAAAAGCAGCAGTTAGAGGACAATTTCTTACTGATTATTTAAAAAATTCTGTTTCACTTAAGGGACAATATCCAACATTAACAAACACTCAAGCACAAAAATTTTTAAATCAACATAGATTTCTTTTAAAGAAAGATGGTTTTTTAAGTGGGCAACAAGTTAAAAATTTAGAAGACTATACTGATGCCATGAAAATTTATGAAGGTAAAATTAGAAACGCAAGTGAAGCTGGTTCTAACCCTATGATGTTTATGCAATTAAATGCTGCTGGTGCATTCTCTCAAGGACTAGGTTTATTTATGGGAGCCACAGGAAACTTTGATCCCGGTACTGCTGCATTCTTTGTTGCAGGTCCAGCAGGTATAGCAAAAATGATTTCTTCTCCTAGATTTACAAATCTATTAATTAAAGGTTTGGGTGGTAAAGGTTTAACTATTGATTCAACACAAAAAATGACAAGATACTTTTCACAACTAGCAAGTGCTGGTGTTGATGAAGGAATTTTTTCAGCTGAGGAAGCTACTTCCATGATGAATGAAATAGAGGGTAACAAATCAAAATATGATAAATTTTTTGAAACTGGGATATTAGAGGGAGCACAGGGAGAAGTAAGACCTAATCCTGAAGAAGCTCCAGCAATTGAAGTTGTGAAAAATCAAGGACAAAGAACAATTGTAAATGAACCTCCTCCTAATGTAAAAAATACTAGTAACATACCATTACCAAATGTTACACCATCTAACTTACCAATGGGTGGACAATCTAATTTAGAGTTAGCTCAAACTTTAAACCTTTTTAATAAAGGTGGGATAGTAAGTGCCAAGAAAAACTTCTAATAAAGATACCCTTGCTCATCAAAGAATGGATGATCATGAGAAGTTATGCAGAATTATGCAAGAACAGACTAACAAACAAATAAAAGATTTACATACAGATATACATAGAATTGAAAAAATTCTTATATCTTCTACTGCTTTTTTAATGACTTCTATGATTGGAATAATTGTTGCTCTTCTATTCAAAGTATTCTAAAAGACCATGTGCGACTAATCAAAGATAATAACAAATTTCAAATTACCGATCTCAAGTTAATAAGTAAATACAAGTACAAAAAGTATACTAGACAAGAAGAGGACGGCTCACGGACCTATAATGTAGGTAACAAAAAAATACCAAGTGTTACAACCATACTGTCTGCTACTCAATCAGAGGAAAAGAAAGCTGGACTTGATAGGTGGCGTGAAAGAGTAGGATACCAAGAAGCAGCTAGAATTACCTCTCAGGCGGCTCTCAGAGGCACGGAGATGCACTATGTCTTAGAAAACTACATAGATGGCCGTGGCTACATAAATCTCTCTGAGGATGGAGCTAAAGCAAGACTTATGGCTCATGAGATAGTAAACAATCTTGACCTATTGAAAGAGGTATGGGGTAATGAAGTAAGTCTAGCTTATGAAGATAGATGGGCAGGAGCCACAGATGTAGTTGGCCTTTATGATGATAAGCCTACAATTATTGACTTTAAACAAAGCAACAAACCAAAGAGAGAAGAGTTTGTTGAAGATTATTATTATCAAATAGCTGCATATTCACTAGCACATAAAAAACAATATGGTCCTATAACACAAGGCCTTATATGTGTTTGTACAAAAGATGTTTTATATCAAGAATTTAAAATGAATGAGGCAAAATTAAAAGAGTATGAAGATAAATGGTTAGAAAGAGTTAATAGATATCATGAAGAAAAAACATCCAAAGGATAATAAATTTCATAAGGGTAATGGCCAAGATGGAAAACACTATTGGCTTACACCAGATGATTTAATGAAAGAATTAAATGATGAATTTAAGTTCGATTTTGATCCATGTCCTTATCCTAAACCAAAAGATTTTGATGGACTTACAAATGAGTGGGGTAAATCAAACTATGTTAACCCACCATTTGGTTCTATTATACATGAAGGAAAAAAGAAAGGTCCCACTGCTTGGGTTAGAAAAGCCATAGCAGAAAATGAAAAAGGTAAGGAAGTTGTTCTTGTTTATCCAATAGACAAATGGATATTAATGATGATTAAGGCTGGAGCTGAGATAAGAAATTTAGGAGACGTTAAGTGGTTAGCAACAGAGGATAAATCTCAAGGTAAAGGAACTGGTAGGCATATAGCTTGTTTTATTTTAAAGAAGAAATTATGATAATAAAAAGAGTTTGGGCAATGCCTAACCATCGGACATTTAAAATAAAACCTATTAATAAATTTATAAAAGAAAATTTAGGTTTAGATTATGTTGATCCATTTCCATATCCTTTTAAACAAGATGCAATTGATTTTTTAAAAAGTATCGAAACTAGTTCAATAAATTCTTTAGTTTTTGACCCTCCATATTCACAATATCAACTTAAAGAAAAATACAAAAGTTTAGGTATATATTTCCATAACTCAAATGATAATGATCAGAATAGAAGAATAACTAAATATTGGTCTAATTGTAAAAAAGAAATAACAAGAATTATTAAACCGAATGGAAAGGTTATATCTTTTGGTTGGAACTCAGGGGGTATGGGTAAGAAGAATGGATTTGAAATACAAAAAATTTTATTAGTTAATCATGGGGCTCAACACAATGATACCATTTGTACATTAGAAACTAAAGCCACTTCTGAACTTGTTCCCCAAGAGTCTTAGCAGATAATTCAATTTTATTTTCTAAATTATGTAATACCATTTCATCAATAGTATCTGTTGCAATAAGATCTATATATGTGACTTGAGAAGTTTGACCATATCTATGAGCACGATCTTCGCTTTGTTGACGGACTTCCAAGTTGTAAGAATTACTAAAATATATAACATACTTAGCAGCAGTAAGGGTAAGACCATAACCACCAACAGTAGGGTTCCCAACAAGGAAACGGCATCTGTCATCAGACTGAAAACTTTCAACAGCTTTGTTACGAACATCCACTGAATCTTTTCCGTATATCGAAACCACCGAATCTTTTCCATATACCTCTCCTAGTTTCTTTTTAATCATTTCTATATTGTGTACATAATTAGCCCATATAATACACTTGTCTTCACTCTCCTCCAAGATACTCATTAATTCTTTTAATTTAGCATTAGACTTAAAGTCTACGATTTTTCCATCATTTGTTTTTACAAAACCATTTGCTACTTGTTGTAATTTAAGTAATTCAGTAAGTTTATTGTTGTATGATACTTCATCATTCTGCAGTAAAATAATAGCAGTCGCTTTTAATTTTTCGTAAGCAATTCTTTGTTCATCAGGTAATTCTATATGTCTTTGTACATACATTTTTTCTGGTAAGTCTAGGCAATCTTTTTTTCTAACCCTATAAGAAAATGATTTAAGTTTGAACTCTAACTCTTCAAGGTTTACATAATACTTTGGTATTTGTATATTATATCCACCTCTTTCAATACTATACATGACTGCATATTTTGATTTGAATACTGTAAAATTTTCATACCCTAATAATTTCTTATCTAAAAAAGCACACTGAGAAAACAAATCAAGTGGTGATTTAGTTATAGGTGAACCAGTCAGAATTCTTTTATATCTAGCTAATTGCCCTAATTTAATAATAGCTTTTGTTCTCGAGGCTTTAAGATTTTTTATAGATGTGCTTTCATCTAATATAACCATACTTCTCATACCATGTTTAAGTAATTTATATTCTAGCCATTTTTTACCAGATGCATGTGATAAAGCTTCTACGTTCATTAATATAAACGTTAATTTTTTTGGGTCTAATTTAAATGTTTTATCTTTGGTAACTTTCCAAATATAAATATTAGTTTCTTCAGGACAATGAAAGTCTATTTCTTTTTTCCAATTTTGATAAACTGAATTAGGTGCAATAACAAAAGCAAAATCAATTCTTTGTTCTTGGTATAAATAAGCTGCATTATCAATAGCAACTTTAGTCTTACCAGTTCCCATCTCCATAAAATAAGCAAAGTTGTATGGCTTGGCTCCCTCTATTAATGACTGTCTTTGATGTTTGAATGGTTTTGTTTTATAATTATACACGCAGAATTATTTAAATTATTTGTTTGCATAAATCAAATTAATAATATATTGATTCTCGCACAAGGAGGTTCTTATGGACTTAGAAGCAGAATCTATCATATCGGTAGATACTGGCATGTCGACAGACATTGCTAAATCTTGCAATAAGTTATTGGAAACTCAGAAAAAAATAATGACGGCTGAAGAAGAACTTAAAAAGTTAAAAGAAGTCGAAACTACTCTTTCTGAGCAAACAATTCCAAACTTAATGCAACAAGCTGGTTTATCTCTGCTAAAATTAGCAGATGGTTCATCCGTTGAGGTTAAACCATTCTATTCAGCTAGAATACCAGCGTCTAAAAGTGATGAAGCTTTTAACTGGCTTAGAGAAAATGGCCATGGAGATTTGATTAAAAACCAAGTGTCTTTGGAATTTGGGATGAAGCAAGATAATGAAGCTAAATCAATTATAGAAGAGCTGAAAGCAAAAGGTCTACCAGTGAAGCAGAAAACTTCTGTTCATCCAAGTAGTCTTAGAGGATTTGTTAGAGAACAAATTCAAGATCTTGGTAAAGATGTACCTGCTGAACTGTTTGGAACTTATGTTGCAAATAAAACTAAAATAACCACGAAGGAACAATCATGATCGAAAAAAAAGCGATGACGACTAAAAAAGACAATCTTCCAGCTGCAATTAATTTAGAGCAGATGGCGGGTCAAGGTCAAGAGTATGTTACAGCTCGAGACCAAAAACTACCAATCTTAAAAATACTATATGCAAACTCTCCAGTCTTAGATGAGACTGATGGTAAATATGTTGAGACTGCTAAGCAAGGAGACATATGGAGTGAAACATCTGGTACGGTTTGGAAAGGTAAACAAGGATTAATAGTAGTGCCTTGTCTTTACATTAATACTTTTAATGAGTGGAAAGATAAAGGGGATAGTCCAGGAAGACCAGTAGGTATTCATACTGATCCAGCTATTATGTCCCAAACAACTAGAGGTGCCGACAACAAAGACCGATTAGAAAACGGAAACTATGTTGAAGATACTGGTAATCATTTTGTTTATATATTGGATGCAAACTACAATCCAATAGAACAAGCTTTGATCACTATGAAATCTACTCAAAAGAAAAAATCTAAGACATGGAATTCTATGATCATGTCTAGAAGAGCACAAGGTAAAAGTGGTATGTTCAATCCACCATCATGGTCAACTGCTTATAAGTTAAGCACAACCAAAGAGTCTAATTCACAAAACTCTTGGTATGGATGGGTTGTTGAGTTTGATAAATTTTTAAATACACAAGAACATTTGAAAGTTTTAGAAACGACTCAAGCCTTTTATCAAAGTGCTATGAAGAGTGATATTTTTGGTAAAGTAGATTTTACACAAGATAATCAATCTCAAGGAAATAATAGTAACGAAGCAAAAACTGGTGTTCCGTTTTAATATTTTTTATGGAGGAGCAACTCTTAAAAATATTTGAGGGAAATTCTGAACTGTTCATCACTACCTCTCTTACTGGAGAGGTAGATGAACGGGGCAAGACAGTAGGCCAAACACTCACGGTCCACGAACCAGTTACTCTTAAAATTTGGAAGGAACATTTAGAAGGTACGAAACGTATAGGTATCAAACCTGAAAAGGATGATATGTGTAAGTGGGGATGTATCGATATAGACCCACAAAGTTATAAAGACTATTCACAAAAAAAAGTTATAGATATTCTAAGAGATAATCAATTACCCTTAATACCAGTTAGATCAAAATCAGGTGGCCTACATTTGTTTTTGTTTTTAGATAATTGGTATCCAGTCAAAGATGTTTTAAAAAAATTAAATGAATGGAATAAAAATTTCTTTCAAGCATTAGAAGTATTTCCAATGAATAAATGTATGAACATGCCTTACTTCAATATGAATGCTACCACTGAGTTTGCCTATAATGAATCCAACACCCCAGTAATGATAGGAACATTTATTGAAATAATTAGAAATAAAACTTTATCGTTAGATCAATTGCAAAATATAAAAGTAAAAGAATATGAGCCTGAAGAAGATTGGAAACATTATCCACCATGTGTTCAAAAAATGATTATGGATAAATGGTCTGGTAATCACCGTAACGATTTACTTTACAATGTGGGTGTGCTTGAAATGAAAAAGTCAGATGGCAAAATTACAATAGATGAGATGAGAACTATTTTGCAAAAAAGAAATCAAGAAATATTTGTTACACCTATGGATACAAGAGAAGTAGAAAACTCTGTTGCAAGATCTGTAATTAAAAAAGATTACAATTATAAGTGTCCACCTAAACTTGGTGCAATCACACCTATATGTAATAAAGATTTATGTAAGTTTAGGAAGTTAGGAATAGGCTCACAAGTACCAGATTTAATAGATGATTTTGAAGAAATAGAATTTATTAGAAGCACTAAATCAATTGAATATTCATTTGTGTTTCAAGGTGAAAAAATTATTATTGGCCCTGAAGACATGAAAGATGAAAAGTCTTTTCGAGTAAAATTACTTAGATATGGAATCTATTGGATAACACTACCTAGACCTAGAAGTGGACCATCTCCTTTTGAGATGCTTATGTCAACTATCGTTAAAAAAGCAGTTGAGAATGAGAAAATGAAATTTGAAGATACACTTGGAGAAGAGAAATATAATTTTCTTAAAAAATTCTTTGAAAGCCATATTGAAGAAGACGACTTTGATAAGCTACAAGATAATTATGTTGTCTTAGATTCTAAAACAAATGTATGTTACTTCAAAAAAATTACTTTTGAAAAGTTTCTAGGTAATGATAAAACATTTAAAAGTGCAGCAGAAGCAATGCATTTGTTAGGTTGTAATCGAATAGATTACCATGAGGGAGTAAAAAATGTATGGTCAGTAGAGATGCCTAAATTTGTAGATTATAAAAAAGCAACTAAACCAAAACAAACAAAAGCAGTATCGGAAATGGATGATGAATTTCATACTGGCAAATTTAAAACCTAATGGTACAACAAAAACAATTTAATTTATTACACAATAAAAACATACTTAAAATGGAGTGGATTAGAACTCCAAAAGAAATATGGACTCAACTTATTAAAGAATTTAAATTTACTGTAGACGCATGTGCCTCTGATAAAAATCATTTACTTCCAAAATATTGGACAAAAGAAATTGATGCATGTACTCAAAACTGGGATGGTGAGGTTGTTTATTGTCACCCAATGTTTGATGGTAAGATACCAAAATTTATTAAAAAAGCTTCTGAGTCTAAATGCACTTCAGTATTTCTTTTACCAGCCTCTACTAATTCAGTTTATTTTCATAACTATCTTTGGGATAATAAAAAACATAAACCTAAGAAAAATGTAGAAATTAGATTTATTGAAAAAACAAAAGGATTATATGGCACTAAATTTTTTAGTGAAGATAATAAAGAACCTAAGACTGGTTATTTAAGACCATTAATGATAGTAGTAATTAATAATGGATAAAGCTCAAGAAGTAAAAATATTAAAAGAACTTTATCATAAAACAATAAAAATTTTTGGTCCTCCCGGTACAGGTAAAACATATACTTTAATTGAAAAAGTTTTAAAAAATTATTTAAGAAAAGGTATTAAACCACAACAAATAGCTTATCTATCATTTACAAATAAAGCTGTTAATACTGCAGTTAAAAGAGCCATGGAATCTTTTCCACAATATAATACAGATGATTTTTCTAGATTTAAAACTCTACATACTTATTGTCGAAGATATTTTCCTGAAGAAGTATTTGATCCAAAAGATTGCACTATTGATTTTGCTTTACAAACAAAAGTAATTAAAACAAGTGATAAGAGATTAGCTGATGATAATTTTATGTATAAGGATTGGTCTCTTGGTGTGTACAGTAAAGCTAGAAATTTATTAATTAAACCTGAAGAAGCTTATAAATTAGAAAGTTACAAAAGAGATTCAATGACTGTATTTCTTAGAAAGATAAGCACATACGAACATTATAAGACTGGTGGTGGAGAAAGATCATTTATAGATTTTGATGATATGATTGAAAGAGCAATAAAAGAAATAGACTTTCCATCGCTAAAAGTTTTGATACTTGATGAAGCACAAGATTGTACACCATTACAATGGTCTGTTATTTATAAGATGGCTCCTAAAGTAGATAGAATTTATTTAGCAGGAGATGATGATCAAGCTATATATAAATGGAATGGAGCTGATCCAAAATATTTTACTAAATTTTTTCCAGGTCGTAAGGTAAAACTTAGAAGAACTCAAAGATTTGGTGAGGCCATACATAGATTCTCACAAGTAATTAGAAGAGGTATTAATGATAGTGAAGAAAAAGAATACTTACCTGGTGGTACCAAAGGTTATGTAAAAGCATATTTATCTTTTAAAGAAATTCCTTTCGAAACATTTAATGAAGATTGGTACATACTTGGTAGAATTAATGAGACTGTAAATGAACTTAGAATGTTAGCTAAAGATGCTGGTCTATATTACAAAGATAATAAAGGCACAAAGTGTTTTGATCAAAAACAGTGGGAATCAATTAAGGCATGGACTGCAATAACAAAAGGAAAAAAAATAGATAAGAAAATGGCTCGTAACATGTATAAACATATAAGAGAACTAGAAGACCCAGCTTATAGATTAGATAAATTTTGGAGAGCAGAACCTGATTTTAAAGAATATGATTTTCAAACATTAAAAGAGTGGTGTGGCCTTACATTAGAAGATAACCAAAAAACTAAACCATGGTATTGGATACTAAGAAGAAATTTTAAACCAAGACAAGTAAGACATTTTATAAGATTACTTAGAAGATATGGTCAAAAAGAATTAGACAAAGATCCACTAATAACTATTGATACAATTCATTCTGTAAAAGGTGGTGAAGCAAATCATGTTGTGTTGTATAGTAAAGCTAATTACCCATCTGATTATAAAAATAAAAATAAACAAGAAAAAAGTGATGAACGTAAAGTATGGTATACAGGAGTAACAAGAGCAAGAAAAACTTTACATTTATTGAGAACAGACTATAAGTTTAACTATCCTATTGGACAAGACTATTTAATTTATGTACAAGAAAAAAATGACAAATAAAAATTTATTAGATGAAACTTTTCCTGATAATAAACAAATTGGAGGATCACATTACAAAAAATTTGTCGTGCAACCTTGGACATTTATTAGAAAAAATAATCTTAATCCACTACAAGCTAATATAATAAAATATGTTTGTAGATATTTATTAAAAGGTAATCCACTACAAGATTTAGAAAAAATAAAACATTATTGTGATTTAGAAATAAAACATCTTAAAGATAGATTATATGATAAAAAAACTAAAAACTAACAATGAGGTATCATGAAAAATATAATTATTATTATTGGTATTGTTATGATCCTGACAGGGTGTGCAAGAGATTTCGATTTAAATCCAGCAACAACAATTGTAAAACAACTTGTAAATTTAAATAAAAATGCAAAGTAAATTTTATTTTTGGGGACCAATATTGTATCACTGTAAAATACAAGAAGATCAAATTAAAAAAATTTTTAAAATATGTAAAAAAGATAAAGATTTAAATTATCAAAATAATTTAGCAGGACACATTAAAAATGAATACAAAATTAATTCAACAGATTTACAAACAATAATTCAAAAAGACATAAATTCATTTAAAGAATGCCATAGTTTTTATTACAAATCTAACAATCACAACAAAGAATTTTTAATAAAAGATTCTTGGGTTAATTACATGGGGCCAGGAGATTTTAATCCACCACATACTCATGGTGGCAATTTTTCTGCAGTCATTTTTTTAGACATGCCTAATGAAATTTCAAAAGAAGCGGAGGTTCACAATAGGGCAGGAGTAAAAAGTTATAGCCCTGGATCAATTACTTTTATAGCTGGACTTGGGCAACAGACCACAGATGATGGATTGCAAAGTGCTTGGAAAAAAGATTTTTTTTGTGAAGCAGGCGAAATGTTTATTTTTCCATCAGATTTATTACATATGGTTTATCCATTTAAAAGTAATGTTGAAAGAATAACAGTTGCATACAATATGAATTTTGTTGAAAAAAAAATAAAGGATAAGAATGAGTAATGGCCTACAATTAACCTTAACGTTTAAAAAATCAATGTGGAATACTCCAATGGAATATAAAGATTTATCACAATACAAAGAAATAGCTATCGATTTAGAAACAAGAGATGACGGTATCAATGAAAGACTTGGAGCTGGTTGGGCTTTAGGTAAAGGAGAAATAGTAGGGTTTGCCGTTGCCGTTGAGGGATGGAAAGGTTATTTTCCTTTTGGCCATTTAGGTGGTGGCAACATGATACCTGAACAAGTAAAAAAATATATGAAAGATGTATGTGCTTTACCTAACACTAAAATATTTCACAATGCACAATACGATGTTGGTTGGCTAGAAGCATCGGGAATCACGGTCAACGGACCTATAGTTGATACAATGATTGCAGCTGCACTAATAGATGAGAATAGATATTCATATTCTTTAAATGCATTATCAGTTGATTATTTAAATGAGATAAAAGCTGAGACAGAATTAAGAGAAGCCGCAGCAGCTCATGGTATAGACCCTAAAGCAGAGATGTGGAAATTACCAGCAGAACATGTTGGATATTATGCAGAGCAAGATGCAGAACTAACTTTAAAATTATGGCAAAGATTTAAACATGAGATAGCTCAACAGAGCTTATCTACGGTTTGGGAAATGGAGCAGCAATTGCTTCCGATGTTAATAAAGATGCGTCAACGAGGTGTGAAAGTGCAAGTGGAAAAAGCTGAATCACTACGAAAAGAAATGAAGACCCAAGAAAAAGAAATACTATTGGCCATAAAAAAAGAATCAGGAATAGAAGTAGACATTTGGGCATCACGCCAGATTGCCAAAGCTTTTGACAAACTGAAGTTAGAATATCCACGAACCGAAAAAACAAAAGAACCGTCCTTTACACAAAATTGGTTAATTAATAATAAAAATAAAATAGCACAATTGATTGTAAGTGCAAGAGAGGTAAACAAATTTCACGGAACTTTTTTATCTTCTATCATGAAGTATCAAGTTAATGGAAGAATTCATGGAGAGATAAATCAATTAAGAGGAGACAACGGAGGTACAGTATCGGGTAGATTATCGATGAGTAATCCTAACTTACAACAAGTACCAGCTAGAAACAAAGACTTTGGTCCTAAAATTAGAAGTTTGTTTATTCCTGAAGATGGTTTTAAGTGGGGTAGTTTTGATTACTCCCAACAAGAACCTCGAATGACTGTACATTATGCAGCATCTATTGGTGATGGTTATGAGGGCTCAAATGAATTAGTAGAAGCTTATCAAAATGCTAGTGCAGACTTTCATCAAACAGTTGCAGATTTAGTTGGTATAGAAAGAACTCAAGCAAAAACGATTGGTTTAGGATTAATGTATGGTATGGGAAAAAATAAGTTGGCAATATCTTTAGGTGTTTCAAAAGATGAAGCAGATGAATTAATTATAAAATACAATAAAAAAGTACCGTTTGTTAAGAAATTATCAGATAGATGTAAATATGCAGCAGATGAAAAAGGAGTAATACGAACTAAAAAAGGTAGAAAATGTAGATTTGATATGTGGGAAACTAGAGACTTTGGTTTACATGTTGCAGAAAAATATGAAGATGCAGTAGCTAAATATGGTAAAGATAATATAAAGAGAGCCTATACTTACAAAGCTTTGAATAGATTAATTCAAGGATCTTCTGCAGATCAAACAAAACAATCGATGTTAGATTGTTATAAGGCAGGTCATTTACCTATGTTACAAATACATGATGAATTATGTTTTAACATTAAAGATGAAACTCATGCTAAAGAAATACAAAATATTATGCAAAATGCTATTGAGTTTAAAGTACCAAGTGTTGTTGACTATGGTTTAGGAAAGAGTTGGGGTGATGCAAAGTAAAAACTTACCTCACAATAATCAAGATTTAATTGGATACGCAGCTGGTTTATTTGATGGTGAGGGCAATATAAATTATGCACAATACAATTGTAAAAATCCATCAGGTAAAATTTATAAAAAATGGAATGTTGCTATGGAGATTGCAATGACTGATTTGGATTGTATAAAAAATTTTTATGATATTGTAAAAGTTGGGTCTATACATTTCAAAGGTATAGGTAAAGGTTCATTAGGTAAAAAAGATCAATGGAGATGGAGATGTTCTCATCAAAAAGCATTATACCTTGCTAAATTATTTATACCTTATGCAGTAGCTAAAAGAGAAAAATTATTTAAGATTATAAATCATTATGAGTTTAAAAAGCCGACAGATGCCCTAAGTAAAAAGTTTCCTTTTTTAAAACTTAAGAAAAATTAACCAGCAGCAGCTAAATTTTCTTGTACATCTTGATATTTGATCGCATTTCTTTTTGATCTAATATCACTTTCTGTTTTAAGCATATCAACTGTACATAACCCATTAGTCATAAGATCAGCTGACCACTTATTTTCAAGTTCTTGAAGTTCTTTCAACAACTTTATTTTTTCAGGACTCATTTAAGTTCCTCATAAGTTATGTGAACCCTAGCATTCCCAGTAAAACCATCATTGATAATTTCAACCTTACCTTGGTCCACTTGTTCTGACAAATTTAATATCGCTTCATTACAATTTGCAGCTTCGACAACTTGGTCTATTTGCTGCCCTCCCATACTTGCTCTGATACGATAAGCCGTCATAAGATATTATAAGATATTTCGAATGAATGGTCAACATTATAGCCCTCTGAGTCAATAGCCATACAATGTACCCTATAATCATCCATAAAGCCCCCTAATTCTTCGATCTTGTCTTTGTGGGACCTACCTACCTCAATTGCTTTTTCTCTGCATATGGTAGCATTTGAGAGATTATCTACAAGATATTGTGTGCATTGTGTACCAACATCTTGGAAATTCCAACATATACTGCCTAATAATATAAATTTAATTATCATATTGTATTAAAAGGTTTACAAGCAAAAGTAGTATAAATTTTAAATTCATTTATTTTATCGATACCTATTTCTTCAATTTTATCAATGGCTTTTTTATATCCCATAATTTGACAAGAATATAAATTATCAAATTCATGCGGAAAAGTATGAGGTGCAACACATACATTATCTATCATTGAGCACAAAGTTATTGTTAATAAATATTTCATAATTTGTTTGACTTAACTATTTGTCCCATATATATAAAATTTCATGAAAAAACAAAAAAGTAAAAGTCTAATACTAGATAATATCATCTCTGAAGTAGATCAACAATTATCTCTCATTCCCTCACATGATTGGGATGGCAGCCCTATTGAAGATTCTCTTCATATGGATATGTATGTTGACGCAATCGCAGATGTACATTTCATAGATGGTATAAACAGAAAACATTATCCATTCAATAAAACGATGGCTACACTTTTAGTAGAAGATGAATTAGAGTGTAGAAAAAACGAACCAACAGAGGAGGACATAAGTGTCAATAAAAAAAACAATTAAATTTACAACTGGTAGTATAACATTACCACCAACAGCTAGTTCTAATGCAACTTACCCACCAGGAAGTGTTTTACCATTGGGGGAACAACCTGAGGGTAATATGGATGCATTAGGTAAACTTCAAGATGCTATGGAAAGTTTATTCAAAAATATTGACGAACTCAAAAAAAATTTGGATAAGCTTACTGCCGAAAACCAAAGACTTAAAGATGCTTTAGGTATTGTAGAAACACCATTAATATTAACAGAAGATATGGAGGTCAAAGATGGACATTAATAAATGGAAATCTGTTGCAATAAAAAAAACTGATTATGATTTACTCAAGGGCTTATGTAAAGAAAAGTTTAGAGCTCCAGGTGCTATGATATCAAAAATATTAAGTGACTACATAGATCATCAAGCTAAGAAACATAAAGTGCCTAATGCAGTCTTTCGTTCAAAACTTATTAATGGAGAAGCAAATGTCGGATCCAAAAAAAATAAAAGCTAAAGAGTTTTTTACAATTGAATTAGATCATCAAACAAATAATATTACATTATATGTCAATGGAGAACTTAGAAATAAAATACATACGATTAAAGCAGAGCCACTGTTTGATCGTATGTTAAAAATAGCTAAACAAAAGTTCTTGAAGATGAGAGAACAAATTGAACAATAAACTTAAAGTATTAGATTTATTTAGTGGAATTGGAGGTTTTAGTTTAGGTCTTCATTCCACTGGAATATTTGATACAGTAAAGTTTGTAGAATTTGATAAATATTGTCAGAAAGTTTTACAAAAAAATTTTCCTGATGTACCAATAGAAGGAG